AAAAGAAAAAATCTAATGCCTCTTCATATGTGTAATGAGATAAAGAAATTTCATAATAATGAAGATGTTGATACAGATTTATTATGCAAAAACTGTGACCAATTATATGCTCCTGACGATCCTGTACTCATATATAATAGTAAATATGGTAAGGAAAGGATAAATAGATTATGGTTCAAGTATAAAATTAGTAGCAGCATCAATACATACAATTGAAGAAGTTGTATATGCAATGAAATTAGGTTATAGATATATAACTATTAGACCTGATTGTTTAGAAAAAATATTTAGCAACAAATATGCTATCAAGGACGTTATAAAATGACATTAGGAACTTTCGTAGGAAATACAGAAGGATTAAGAAAATATGATACTATATCATTCGCACCAAATAAAGCTTTCAATTCATACAATACTGTTGAATTTATAGATGCACAAATAGCATCTTGGAATAAAATGAAAGATGAATATATTGTAAAGAATGGAGCTCACAATGAAGAAACTGATGAATTTTCAGTTCAGAGCAAAGAACTGTTTGGCCCTTTTATGAAGTGGTCAGATGGAGTTTTGAATACAGAAGTAAAACTTCCAGATTATTATGAAACTTTTACGAGAGAAGAGATAGGAGAGGAAGCTCTATCTTCAAAAGAAATAAGGCAATTAAAAGCTTTAGGTCTATTAGTAGAAGCAGAAGAAGAAGTTAAAGAAGAAGTTAAAGAAGAAGTAAAAAAGAAATAATTTCTGGAGGGTCAAATGAGCAACGGTGTCTGTCTAATAATCCCTGTAAGATTAAAGAGTGAAAGGTTTCCAGATAAAGCTTTAGCTTTATATAATGGAAGAACCCTATTACAAAGTTCAATCATAATAGCTAAAAGATTAGACTTTGTAGATAAAATCGTAGTAGCTATGGCTGATGACGATGATAGGTTGAAAGATATCTGTAATAAGAATAATATAGAATACGTTATTTCATATAAGAAAGCTTCATGCGGAACTGAGAGAGCTTACTTTGCCAGTAAAACAAAAGAATGTAAAGGATTTTTATATTATATCACTCTTCCTGTAGATGAGCCATCCATTAAAGCATACGAATTAAATAAGGTATGGAAGAAAAAGAAGAACCATTCCTCTGATAAGATATACACTATGTATAGTGATTTCTTTTGTGAGGAAGATGTTCTTGATGAAAGATCTTGTAAAATAGTATCTAAAGGCAAGAAGGTTTTATACACATCAAGAGCTGTAATTCCATCAAGTAAGAATGGAATAATGCATCACATATCTGTATTCAAAAGGCATGTTGCAGTTTTTGTTTTTCCTTCTGCTATGCTACAAAAGTATGGCGAAAAAATATGGAGCCATGATAATAATGCTACATGGGAAAGCTTAGAACAAAACTCTATGATACCTTTTGATTTAACTCTTTGCAAAATAGAGCATGATGGCTTTGGAATAGATACACCAGATCAGATAAAACTATTAGAAGAAAGGATGAATAAATGAAAATAACATTAGAAACAACAGAAGGTAAACCTGAATTTCTTAAAACAAATGCTTATGTTGAAGATATTAAAAGGTTTTTAGAAATAGTTATGTCAAAAGGCGAACCTCTTATTATAGAATTAACCTTAAATGGTCAAGTTACAACAACAGTAACTATAACTATTGATAAAAGCAATGATGAATATGGATTAACTGTATCATAAAGGTTAAACTCCTTCTTCTAAGTTTGAGCTAATAACATAAATAAGTAAAGATAATATAAAGCTCAAACTTGGAGATAAAAATATGTTAAAGTTTTTCGGTAGAAAAGATATAGTTCGTGACGAAGAGATATTCGATGGTAGTTCCGAATATCGACATTTAGAATTTTATACTACAGATGATACAAAAACAGGTCACGATATCGAGAGACCTATAGAAAATTTATATGAAAATCAATTTCAAATAATCAAATTCCTTGAAGAGTTAGCAGCAAAGACATACAGTGAAGATGGTGTATTCTCTAGCTCTTATACTGATGAATTTACAATTACTTCTGATGATATTGTTCAAGTAACTATAAATTCAGTAGAAGAAAATTACGTAAGAATTCCTCCTGGCGTTGCTGCTATTAAATATGCAGACTCTTATTATTCTAAACATAATCCAATCATAGTTGTAAACACTCCATCCTTAAAATTAGCGGAAAGACAAATTGCGAAAATCTTAGGGATGAATTTACCCTCTGGTAGAGAATCTATTGAAATAAAATACTTTGAAACAACAGATGTATTCACAGCAAAAATTATAAAGACAACTTCAGGGACTACAACTAATTATTACTATGGTTGTTCTGATGAAACTACATTTTTAGATGGTTCAGTAGGTAAAGCAACTGGTGTTGAATTATTAGTAGATATGTATAATGAAGTTGACTTCTTAACTTTCTTTGTAGATTCATTAGCTGGAGATATTACTAAGATTATTCTCGAACCTGTTTTTAAGATAACTGCAATTGATGTTTATTATTTCTATTTAGATAAAACTGATGGTGAAATAAAAATGACTACTACCGATCCAGTAGCCGATGCAACTAAATTCCAATTAACTGAAGTAGATATAACAAATATAAGTTCTGGCACACTGGCTGGTACTCCAGACAATACACACGTAGGTGTAGGGGCAAATCCTGCTGTTAGTTTATTTCAGTACGAAGAAGCAACGACCGTTAATGGTCATGCTCTTACGACAGCAACTTGGAATACAGTTCAAATAGCTACATCTAAAAGAAATGAAATCGGAGCTACATTAGCAACGAATACAATTTCACTTGATGAAGGAATTTACGATATTGAAGCAATGGCAATTGGTTATCAAACTGGTGGTCATAAAATAAGATTATATGATACGACAAATACTACAGTATTATTAACTGGATTAAATTCTGGAAATGGTGCAGCAACAGCAGAACAAACAAAAGCCGTTTTAGTTGGACAGATAACTTTAACTGGAACCGCTGTATTGAGATTAGATCATTATGCAGTTTCTACAGGAACAAATGGAATGGCTATTTCTGATGGTGGTCAAGAAGTTTATGCATATATTAAAATAACTCAAAGGGGTTAATAGTGTCACAAGGTAAAGTAGAATTTATAAAGAAAGCAACAATTCAAAAAAGCAAGCTGGACGCAGCAGCTATAACATTTGATGAACAGCAGAATGTTGAATACTTTCAAAGGATATTAAATGCAGCGATAGATACAGGAGATACAATCGTTGATGCTGAGATGCCTACATCTATGTTTAATGCGACTTTAGATTGGTCTGCTCAAGCTGTAGAAAATGATTTAGTAGTACAAATATCGGAATTAAAACAGGTTGTTTTGACGGATGTACTTTAATAACTGATTATGCTTCCATTTCAACAGGAACAGGCGATTGGAGAACTGTTTAATTCATAGATAATATAAAAGGAGAAAAAATATGACACCATTAGAATTAAAAGAAACAAGAGAAGATGCATCAAAAAATAAGTTCAAGTCAAGAACTTTTTGGTTGGCAATAGTTTGGATGTCTTTCATTCCAATTTCAATAGTAGCACAGGTTTTATTCCCTGAAGTAGATATATCAGTAGCTGCTATATCTTCATTCGCAGGTTCAATAAGTTTGTTATACATTGGTGGAAACAAAGGTATCAACCTTGCAGAAACATTAAAACTAAGTAAGTAAAAAAAAGACACTCAATCAAGAGTGTCTTTTTCATTTAACCTATACATCTGGTCGGTATCCATCCATAATAAACTTCGGATAAGGTTGGCCAGTATTCTACTTTAGTAACTTCATTTCCAAATTCCATAATTCTCACTCTATTGTATTTAGGAATGAAACGATGCATCTTAATCTTAAAGTCATCAGTCATCATACATTTTGAATTAGTTCTTAATGTAATTCCTGCATCCATCATTATTTCAGTTTCTCTTTTGAACCTGTCAAATTCTTCAGGGAATGTTTTGAACCATCTCGGACAATCTTTCCATCCAACAATCGCCATGTGTGTTGTCAAATCATTTATCGTTAAATTATATGTCGTCAATAATATAGCTACTAATCTTTTAGTGGCTTCCCAAGTTTCATCAGTGAAGGAACCTTCCCAATCCATATGAGACATTTCGATACCGACCGTACAGTTGTTGGGATAACTCGATAGAGACAATCCATAATCTGTATAGGTCTTGCTTCCTACGTGATATGCCATTTCATTTATAGGTATATATTGTAAAGTTTCTCCATCCATCCCTACGCAAAAATGGGCGGAACCGTATCCGGTTTTTCCGCGCTTTCTTTCTTCGAAATATTTATAAACTCCTTGAGGAGTTCCTCTTGGTGATGCCAGCCAATGTAAAACAACTGCTTTCACATCGTCAATTTTTCTGTTTGGTCTTGAATATTCATTTACTGTCAAATACTTTTTTTTAATTATCATTAAAATCTAACTCCTGCTCCAAGTTTAATATTTATCCCTACTGTATGAATATATTCTGCTCCTGCCAATATAGAAAATGGTAGTTTAGGAATATCTGCGGATATAATAAGTTCTCCTAATGGATGTTCTCCAAAATATCCTATGTTCGCAAATACAGTAAAGTATTTTAGATCTACATATTCAGACAATGTTGCTATATGTCCTCTTAACAAACTTATTTCATCTTTGTCTAATAAGATTTGTTCTTTTGATAATTGATGTTTATCAATTTCTAATTTATATGTATTATTTAACGCTTCCAATGCATCTGTAGAAGTTTCATAGTCATTAAGAAGATCTTCATAATCATCTAACAGAGATTCATAATCAGTCAATAGAACTGCATAATCTTCTGTGGTAGTTTGAGGAATTAAATCTATTGCCACTATGGTTAACATTAAAGTAATAAAAACTAAAACTCTAATTATTCTAAAGGTATCACTTTTCATCTAACTTTTCTCTTCTCTCTAACAGAGCTTTTCTTTTTTCTAAAAGATTTTCTCTATTGCTTTCTATTACTGTATCAACTGCAGCAGTTGTATCTTTAATTTCTTCTTGGTGTTCTTCGATATCATCTACGATTTCGGTTCTGTCTTTATCATTCTCTTTTGAAATAATAACATCATCGTTTGCTTTATCAAGAACTTTATTACCAAAGCATTTTCTTAGTGATAAAGTTCCAACCACAATAATTACTGCGATGGTTACTACAGCCATAACAGATACTGATACTACCATATTTTTATTCTCCTGAGTCTTGAACGACTCTTGCCTTCTGGGTTACTCTTTTAGCTCTTGAAGCATCTGAGCCACTATTTTTTCCACCCCAACCATTTCCTTTGAAATGAGTTGCGCATCCACCTGTAATAATTCTTTTCATTATGGAATTGCATTTAGTGCATCTAATTTCTGGATCTTCTGTGATAGAGTGATTGATTTCTTCTTGATAGCCGCACTCACGGCATATATAATCATAAAACATACATTACTCCTTTCTCTATATAAGAAGTAAAGGTAATATTATTAGGAGATATAATATGACATTAAAAGATTTTTTAGAAGCAAATTTACAAGAGAGTTCTTGTTCTAAGATGCAAGCTGACGGAGCAACATACAAACAGTATTACGCTGCTGTTATGAAGTCCTTCAAACTTGACACAAAGACACCTATATTCAAACTCAGCAAAGCGCAGAAGAGTAAATTGGATTCTGGTTGGAAATCAGCCGAAGAGAAGAAAGGAAAGGAATAAAGTATGAATTTTGCAGAAGTAATCACTGAAGATTTATTTCTTAATGAAGCAGCAAGTAATAGTTTGTTGTTATTAGATCTGGACGACACTTTACTTACAGCACAAAACGTATTTGTTTATAGAACTAAGGAACATCCTTCAGGTGCTGCTAAACTTACTCCACAGCAATACGCAAAAGAGAAAGTAACAGCATCAACGAAAGGATTTTATGACTATAAAGACTTTAGAACTGCTGAAACAGTTGGTAATTCAATTATTACAGGAATTCCTATTATTAGTAATCTAAAGATGATGGATAGTTATATTAAAAATGGATGGAAGATTGGTATTCTTACTGCTCGCGGTATGGAAAACGTAGTATTCAAATCCATTAAAGTTTTCTTGAAGTTCAAAGAAGCTGGAGAGCTGAAAGACATTGGCGATAAATTAGTAAGAGAACTTGTATTTGCTATCAATGATGATAATAAGAAATACAAAGGAAATACAGACTTTACCAGAAAGAAAAATGTTATGTTGTCTTTACTTGATAAATATGATAGAGTATGGCTCTTGGACGACGACTTAAAAAATATTAAAGCAATTAACGATTTGAAAACAGAATTGAAAAACAAAAAAGATATTCGACATGGAAAGCTTAGAGCAATTTTTGCCAAAAAGAAACAGGAGATATAAATGAAAATTATTGATTTAGTCGAGATGGCTATTCCAACAGAAGCTGGCCCAATGGTTTGGAAAAAGATAAATGACTTATTAAACGCAGGAGACTATGCGGCTGCTGCTAAGCACTTCGTAGATTCTGGTGGTAACGTTAGAGGTGCTAAAAGAACCTGGAATGTTGCTCAAGCAAATACAAAAGTATCAGGTAAGAAAGTTCCTGGCCCTATTTATGGAATGGTTGATAAGAAACATAGTTATGAAAAGTTTATGGCTGCCATGCCAAAAGAAGTTACAGGCCCAAAGACAAACAAAGAAAGAAATAAAGTATCTAAAGATCCTGATGAACTATCTGATGAATATAAAAACTTAGCAATTATTAAAAGAAGGAAGGCTTCTCATGTTAAGTTAGGTGATGCTAAAGGTCAAGACATTGCTCGCATATTGTCACATGATAAAAAAAATCCAGACAGTGATCCTATTAAAACTTTAACAGCAAGAGCTGATGAATTAGATTTAACGGCTAAAGAGTTGAAACGTTTCAAAGAATTAAGGAAAAAAAATTCCAGTGGCACAGACATGACACCTGAAGAAAGAGGTGAATATGCAAAGTTAAAAAAGTCTACTCTTAAAAAAAGAGGAAAGGCTGGAATTATCGAACAAGCCAAAAAAGATATTAAAGAAATAGAATCAGCAGAAGAGATTAAAAACATTCTTGCTAAATACATTAATGATAAAACAAGAATTGATGATAGAGATTTAGTTGTTACTCTTCTTAACAAGATTAGAAAGTTAGCTAAAGGTGACGAAGCTACAAAGATTAATACTCAATTGAAACAGATTTTTAGAAATAAAGATAATGCACCTGGTGTTGATAATCTAATTAAAAAATATAATGAAGAAACTGGAAAAGGATTAGCGCACTTAAAAACTATTGATTCTGTTCTTGATCGTTATAACGCTGGTAAAGATGTTTCTCTTGCTCAGTTGAAAACGATGCATAAAGAAATAGAAAAAATGATTCCTACAATGGAAGAAGATCAGAAATTTGATGTGAAAGGTTATAGCATATATAAAACAACAGAAAGAAAGCTTAAAGCTTTTATAGCTAAAGGCGAAGAACCTGATGTTGATGCAATTGAAGAATTACTTGACGGAATGTCTCAGTATCATGATAACTTGAAGAAAGAAGTTAAGAAACCTATTAAGAAAAAGAACATCAAAGAAGATATACTGTACAATCTAAATTAAAAGGTTGACAATAAAAGAATAATTTAGTATACTTCTATTAGAGGAGCAACAATGTCAGACCGCCAGCCAGTGAAGAAGAAGATAATTGTTTATAAAAGGAAGAAGGAAAAAGTTGGGATAACTTATAAAGATATTTTACTCATTAGAAAATGGATCTTAACTGGTTCCTTTTCTAATGAGTTATCATCTGATACAAACAAATTAGATTTGAGTAAGTTGTTTTTAATTAAGCAGCTTGCTTCTAATGAACCTCAGCAATTAAACAAAACTCTATTAGAGTATTCTCAGATTGCTGTAAATAAAGATACTCTAATAACAACTCTTGTAATACTCTCATCAGGAAACTTTCAAGCTAAACATTGTTTTAGAGAAAGCTTTAATAAAATAATAAAGAGTCCTAACGACCTTTATAGATTTTTATTTATTATGAAGAAGTATCGCGGTTTAGGAAGTATCATTCACTTGGCTATAAAGAAATGGTTTACGTATAACGACGTAAACTCTTTAGAGAAAATGTTTATAAAAGAACGCTCAAAATATACTTGGTCAGGTCAAGACATTATGAGATTGATTAAACCAAAGCCAAGAGACAAGAAAGAAAATCTTTTATTCAAATGGTTAGCGAAAGATAAAATTAATGAAAATGATATTCAAGATTATAAAACGTATTTACCATTAATTTGTGCTTATGAAGAAATGAGAAGTAATAATTATTCAAAACATATTTATAATTTGATTAAAAAATATAAGTTTACTTCATTAATGATTCCTGGAAACGTTTATGGTTCAGAAGAATTATTACTTGAATTGCTTAAAGCTAAAACAAATGAAGAGTTAATCTCTTATTATAAAAATCATGTAACTGATGATATCGTTAATTATGCTGTTAGTAATAGGCTTAAGAGTATCATTAATAACAAAGAAACATTACATATGGAAACAATAGAATTAACATCCTTATTAGAGAATATGATTCAAGGTTCTGTTTCGCCTATTATTATTTCTGATATGGAAACTATCATTCATGATAAAATAATAAAATCAATATCGACTAATAAGAATGTAGTAAACATTATAGATATGTCAACAGAAATGTTTAGCACTATAAACAACAGCACTAAATTAACTCCTGCTGTTATAACTTCTATTCTAACGAGTAAGTGTTCGAGAAACTATAGTCTTTCAGGAATATTTCGAAATAATTTTGACATAAGACCTATAATGGAAGCTGAAGGTAAAATAGAGAGAACTGATAGAATTGCTTTTAATACTATTATTAAGAGCGTCGGAGCAGCTCCTGCTGTTGTCTATATTTGGACAAACAAAGTTTTTATAAAAAATATAGAGATAGACGCAAAAAAGTTAAAACTTGAATTTCCGGATTCAACAGTTTGTATCATGAACATGAACGATTCAGTTGTTCATTGTAAATTCAGTAATTGTTACGTTATTAACGGATTTAATTTTAATACAAAAAAACTAATGAAAGCAGTAGAAAAAGGGAAAGAGGGAAAGAATGAAACAAGAGGGCGGACTATTAAAAAAAATAGTTCAGAAAGAAACTGAGAATACAAACAACGCAGTAAAAAAGGTTTATGAATCGATGGCTTCATTGATTGATGAAAAGAATAAAAGATATGGTAATTCCGTAATGGAACCTATGGGAGTATTTAGTAGTTTCGTAAAAGCAAACAATACAGAATCAAAGAATGGTGTTTTAATTCGTCTTGACGATAAACTAAAGAGAATAAAAAATTCTGAAACTCTTCGCAAGAATGATGTTTCAGATCTAATTGGTTATTTAGGTTTCCTTTGTGTAGAAGAAGATTGGACTAATTTTGACGATTTGATTGACTAACATAATCTGCTTCATACATACACTATAAGGAGCAAAATTTATATGTTTAAGCAAAGTAAAGATAATACAAACAGTTATAAATTCAAGGCTGGGAATAAGACCATAGGAGTATTCTTCTCAGAAGGAGATGAGCACTCTGAAGTGTATGATGAAGCTGATCCCGGTAGGACTGGGTTTATTTTCAATGATCACAAACAACTCATAAGTTTCATAAATGGTCTAACAGATATAGCTGAAAACCACTTAGGAGATTAACATGATCACATTAAAAGATTTAGTTGATGAAGTCATTCTTGAAGTAAAGCAAGAAAACTTAAAACTATTTTATGACATAGACGTTTTTATTCAAGAATTCAAAGATGAAGAAGAGCCAGAAGAGCCAGAAGTAGCAGCTGAACCAGTTGCTGAACCAGCGCCAACCGCTGTCGAACCAGTAAACACGCCTGTAGCAACTGCAACTGAAAGTGTAAAAGATACAGATAATTTATTAGATGAAGCAATTATAAAAAGCAAAGTAGCCGGTGAATTACTTGTTCCAAAAGAAGATGCATTAAATATTCAGACTATTCAAGATCTTGTGGATTATCTATCAGATAAGAAACACACTAAACAATCAATAGTAGAAAAAGTATTAGATAAGAAAGGAACTCAACAGCAGGTTAATATTATTAATCCTGAGATACAAGAAGTTATTCTTATTCTTGCTGGAGCTGGTGGCGAAGGCGCTAAAGAGCTTGGTGATATTGTAGACAAGGGTGATAAAGTAATTGTTGATATTGATTATGGAACTAATAAAACTACAAGTATAGGCTTTAAAATTAATAAAAATGCAGGAACAGAAGTATTCTCTATCATGTTAAAGAAAGATGGAAAGATATTACCTGGCTCATTCGATTCGACAATTCTAAATAAACAGATACTGTTTTATAGAAACTCTTTAGAAAGTTAATTAAAAAGTGAGTAGAAAAGTTTCAACAGAAGAATTTATAAAAAGAAGTAATGCTATACATAATAATGAATATATTTATTCTTCTGCTAAATACGTTCGTATGCATGATAAAGTTGAAATAATATGTCATAAACATGGAAGTTTTTTTCAAGAACCTCATTCTCACTTGAAAGGTAGAGGGTGTCCAAAGTGTAGATATGAAAAATCAGCAAAAAAGTAATAAAGACACATTAAGTAGTTGGATTAAAAAAGCAAACTTAAAACATAAAAATGTTTATGATTATTCATTAGTTAAATATAATAAATCTGATAAAAAAGTAAAAATAATATGTCATAAGCATGGTGTCTTTTTTCAAAGACCACAAGATCACATAAGAGGTAATGGATGTCCAATATGTAATGCGTCTAAAGGAGAAATTCAAGTTGAATTTTTCTTAAAAGAAAATAATATAAAATTTAAAAGGCAAAAAACAATTTAATGAATGTAGAGATAAAAACCCGTTAAGATTTGATTTTTATTTACCAGAAAAAAACACCTGTATTGAATTTGATGGAGAACAACATTTTACACCTAAATCTTGCTGGGGCGGAGAGAAATCTTTTCAGGACATAAAAAGAAGAGATAATATTAAAAACAAATATTGCTACGATAATGATATAGCTTTATTAAGAATATCATATAACGAAGACGTGAACAGCAAATTAAGGACAATATATGGCTAAGGCAACAGAAGTTAAAACTAAAAAGAAACCAAAAAGTAATAACTATTTCGATGAAGAAAAAGTATCGAAATGGATAGTTCAATATCAAAACTCTGCTATAAAAGAAGTTAACTCAGAAGGAATAACTGTTGTAGTCTGGAAAGACACTGTGCTTGAAGAGTTGATTATGATAGAAGTAATTAAGATAGTTAAAGCTATCATCCAAGTTTATCGCTATTACATATTTGAAGATTACGATGATTGTTTGCAACATGGTGCTATGTCATGCTATCAAAATTTTATGAAATGGACTTCACCTAAAGGAACTTGTTTTAACTTCTTTTCTATTATATCTAAGAGAAGTTTATTAAATTATACAGACCGAAGAAAGAAGCACAGAAACCATAACGACATTGCCGATCAGATACAATTGTATGATCACAACACGATGAACTTTGATTTTTATTTAGAAGAAGTTCAAGGAACTCTTATTGATATTGTAAACAATAACTTCATTGGCAAGAAGAGAAAAAGGTTTGTATCAATTTCTTTAATTCTTATTGATTACTTAGGTAAGACAAAGAAGTTTGTAAGTAAAACTGATTTTTATTCTTGGGCTCGTTCCTATGGAATGAGAAGTATTGATATAAGAGAATTTATGAAAGCAATGAGAGAACATGGTCATGAATTATTTGGTGATGCCGAGAACGACTTGCTGTAAAGTTATAGTCAGGAGAATTAAATGACTATAATTGAAGCATTACAAATAGAAGAAGGTGTTAGCCCAAGAAATTTATTTCACTTTACTGATATCCGAGGATTGAAGAGTATATTAAAAAGTAAAAGGTTAAAGATGGATAATTATATTGGAGATAAAAAAACTTCTGTGTCATTAGCTGTAGTTAGACCAAGTATGGCAAATCCTAAAAATGTAGAAAGTCTTTCTGGTTCCAGTAGCGGTGGAATAAAATTTGTCATTAAAGCCTCTGAATTAAGTGATACTGTTCGCGGAGCTAAACTTAAAAAAATTGCAGAGTATCCTCTGCAATATACAAAATCTCTTGAACGTTCTATTAATAGTATTATTAATGATAACCCTAAAGTTCTTAAGTTAATAAAAAAAGAATTAGATAAAATCTATAGATTAACTAAGGGTTTTAATCCTTATTATAACAAGTCACGTAAAACTCCAGAAGTTGATAAGATATTAGATGGATTAACTTCTAAGTATCAAATAACTTCAACGATTTTAACTAAATGGATTTCTAGGTATACGGCTCTTACAAATGAATTACAGAAAAGAGAAGGCGAAGAAAGAATTACTCTTAAGAAAGGAACTGATGAAAAACCAAGTTCTATTCCTTTAGATAGAAAGTATATAACAATAGAAATTGTAGATTTTAAGAGATCTATTCAAAATGCTCCTAGAAAAACAATAGAAGAATTTTGTGATGCTGTTTATGATAATAAAAAGTATTTCAAGAAAGATGATGAATATATTAAAGCTATTAAGTGGCGAGAAGATAACATTAAAAAGTTAAAAGGTTCAATGCTTCAAAACATTAAGGAAAGAGTATATGATTAAAATAACGGATGAGATGAAGCTGTATTATGATAAGAAACTTCGTTGTCCAATTTGTAATTCAAAAATAGTAGAAACAAATATAAAACCTCCGACTCCAGTATACGGAAAAGAATATAAAGATACAATTAACAGAACAGTTTGTCCTGATTGCGGATGGGTTGGCGTTATGGATAAATTAAGGAAATGATTATGGACGATGTAGATATTGATGCTATAATGGCAGGCTTAGAAGAAGATACAACAAAAGACATACAACCAATTTCTGAAATTGTTACAGAAATAGAAATAGAAGCAAATTTAGAAATAGAAGCTGCAAAGACTAACGTAGCTGAAATAATAGATCTGGAAGATAAAAATGCTTTATCTAATAGAATAGTAAATACTTCTTTAGATATAGTAGAGAATGCCAAAAAGGTTTTCGAGAACTTTTCAGATGATGTCTTTCACGGCAAAGACAGGTCAACTTCTTCAAAAGAAGCTATGCTGAAAGCTTTAGATGTTCAGAACAATGCTAACAAGAATATGATTGATTTAGCAAAAGTTTTATCTAATAAAGACTCCGGAAAAGGAAACAATATCCTAATTCAGAATGTCTCCGAAAAACAAGCTGGTATCTCTTTAAATAATATTCGTAATAATTTAGACTAATCTTGTCTTCTTAGGAAAAGATTTAACAGTTTCTTCTATAGTAATTACTATAACATCTCTACCTCTTTTCCTGGCTTCTTTGATTGTATCGTTAGTTCCACTTGACTTTCCATCCCAAAATGCTATGATATAATCTGAATAAGCAACTATCTCACAATTCCTAAAGTGAAAAGACCATCTATCTGGATAGAAGATTTTCTTTTCCATTCCATTTTCATCAGCAAAAGCTTCAGCAATAGATTCTACACCTTCAGCTCCACCAGACACAATCACATCATCAAACTCTATCATCTCAAAAAGTGCTTCTTCTATTCTTTTATAATTATCATACTTTCTATTTCCAACTATTCCTATTTTCATTTTTAACTCCTAAATTATTATAACCTATTATTCTTTTATTGTCAAGAGTTAAAAGTAAAGGTAATAAACATACAGGAGATTTTTTCATGAAACTTAAAGATGCACTTGACGCTTCGAGAGGCGAGAGACAAATAAAGAAAGCAGATAAATATGCCACAAAACAACACGAAGGTCAAACAAGAAAAGGCAACGGAGAGCCTTATGTAAATCACCCTAAACGAGTTGCCGCTATAATAAGAAAATATAAAGATTCAAAAGAAATTTATAAAATAATTCAAGCTTCATTACTACATGATACAAGGGAAGATACTTCAACTACAGAGAAAGACTTAAAGAGAAAGTTTGGAAAATTAGTTGCATCATTAGTTGGAGAGTTAACCAGCGATAAAGAAGAGATGGCAAAACAAGGCGGTAAGAGACTTTACTTGGCAAACAAAACACAGAAGATGTCAAGTTGGGCATTAGTAATTAAGTTAGCTGATAGGTTAGATAATGTATCAGACTTTAGTAAAATGTCTGATGAGTTTGTTAAAAACTATACTAAACAAACGAATTATATTCTTGATGAATTAGAAAAGAAAAGAAAACTTTCTGGAACGCAGAAGGCTTTAATTAGAGACATTAGAAAAAGTATGATAAACTTTAAGAAATAAAAAAAGACACTCAATTGAGTGTCTTTTTATGCTATAAGTCCTTTGTCTTTTAGGAAAGAATTCCGTAAACAACCATATTAGCTTTTGCAAGAGCAGAAGAATCTGTTCCAGTAAGTGCAACACGAACATATTTTCCAAGGCCTTCAGTATATTCAACTTCAATATAAACTGGGCCGTTTGTATCAACAACAACCAAACCGTTTGTAACGTCAGCCGCTAAATCAAACCATCTTACATTATCAATAGAAGTCTGAACTTTATATCCAATAGTCGTACCAACAGTAATATCAGAACTATCAGGAACGATAATTACGATACCTGCATAATCTAAATGAGCAGGAGTTGCTAAACTTAAAGCTGCTGTAACCTGAGTGGTTGCGCCAGAAAGATTTGCTGCAATCGTAGTAGCAGCTGTAATTTCTTTAATTACACTCTGAACTTCTTCTTCAACAACAAGGTCAACCTGTGCGCCGTGAGTTGCAGTAAGAGCACCAAAAGCATCAAAAATTCCGTCAACTCTAATTCTTGGAATTAAACTTCCTAAAGAAACTCTTGAACTAATTGCGCCGTCTGCTCCACCTGTTAAAGTTTCATCTTCATTAATTGCGTAATAAGTTGTTCCACCGTCCCAACTACCATAACTTGTAATAGTTAAATCGTCAGTTACAGCGTCTCCGTCTAATGCTGAAATTAACAATGTCGTTGCGCCGAAAGTATTTGCTTCATATAAAGCAACTACATCACCTGTAATTGTTGCTACACCAGCAGCTTTTGTTGCAGGAAATGTAATCACGTCTTCGTAAAATGCTTTTCTTAATCTTTTATCTACCATTATATATTCTCCTTGAATTTATATAGTTATCTTTACAAGCCGTAAAGATAATTGTATATTATTATATACATATATTTATGAGGTAGAAAATGAGAAAGTCAGTATTGATTTCAGAAGAATTACACAAAGAATTAAAAGAGTTGTCTGCTTTGTCAGGTATATCACTAAAGAATTTAATGGAGATGGGAATTAAGTTAGTTATAAAGAGAGTAAAAATACGTGAGGAAGACGAGTAAAGATAATCATATGAATATATTAGAATTATTAAACGAAGAAGACGTTTCATCTGCTGGAAGTTTTAATGCTATGATTAAAGCAATTAAAACTAATGACCCAATTATAGCACAACGAAAAGCAAATAAGTTAGTGCGACAATTTTATGCCAGAAAAGAAGGCAAAGGTGCAAATCCGCACACTGTTGCTAATCTAAAAAATAGATTAGCTATGATTATTTTTGGATATGTTAATAAAAAAAACAATAAAGCAAAATCAAATTATAACAATACAGTAAAAGAACTAAATAAATTGTTAGAAAATACAAGCATAGAACATCAATTAAATAGCTTTTATGATGAATTAAATGAATAACATACATAAGGATAACAATGATGAAATTAATAGAAGAAATTAAAAAGAACTCTGGACTACAAGAATTGAATGAAACACTTTCCTCTGGAATTTATAGGTTTATTAGTATAAATGATTTAGAACGCTTATTAAAAACAAACACATTTAGTTTAGCTTTAGCCGCGGGAGCTAACAAGTTATCCAATAAGTTTTATTTCTTATCTTTATCCAGAAATAAGTATGGCGGATTTGCAAGAGCCAATACTGGTAAAGAAGGTGTTACATTAGTTCTTGATAGTGCTAAGTTTAATACTAAATTCAAAAGTAAGTCTGTTGATTATTGGGGAAAAGCTTTCTCTACGATTGCTCCTGAAGACGTAAAGAAAATGCCGCCTTGGAAGAAAGAAGAATATCTTGAAAGAAAATTAAAGAATGATGAAAATGAAGAGAGAATACTTAGTGATAAAAACACTATCCCTAATGCTTTATCATACGTGAAAGCAATTCATGTTTTAGCTCCTGAAGATGAAGTGTATCAAAGTAAATTCAAAGATCTTAAAAATGCAGCAACGATGAAAAAGATTCCTCTTTATATATATACAGACAAGAAAGCTTGGGAATTACATGACACAAGAAGACAATTGAAAACTTTCAAAGAAGTAAAACCAAATAATCAAAGATTACAAATACTTATCGATATTTATAATGGAACCGCAACTGATGCACAAAAACAAGATATTGCAAGGTCAACCAGATGGGGACTTGATGACTTTATGATTGGATTAGAAAATGACATGACAGGTTATAAATCTAAGTCAGAAGCGCCATTAATACAGAAATTTACAGACATAAAAATAAAATCAAAAGTAAGAGATACTAAAAAGTTTATAGAGAAAATTATTATCCCTAAATTAGACTAAAGGATTAACATTGGCACTTTCCAGAGAAGAGGCGAAGTTCGTAAACTCGATAAAGAATAAAATAAAAACATATAATATCAGAACAACAATAAAAGAAGCTGTTGGTTATAGTGCTGACTATTTGGTTAATACTATTTATAATTCAGATAGTATAGAATTAGTAGATATGGGAATTGAAATGTTTCTTATTAAGAAGTCATTCTCTTATTTCTTAAGCCAATATGGTAGAGTAGATATTCCAGGATTAGGAACTATTAAAATGGAACCATATTACTTTCAAGCAGAAGTCTCAAAAGAAATAATGGATTATAGAAAAGTGGTTCTTGATAAAACAAGACAGTGCTTAACAGAAGAAAATTTTGTTATGACAGATCGTGGATATATATCCATTAAAGACGTAAAGCCTGGTGATATGATTGAAACTATTATTAATGGAAAATCATCTTTTACGTTAGTAGAGAATTTCTATAATCAAGGAAAGAAAAAAATATGTAGAATTTTAACTAATTCTGGAGCTGATATTAAATGCACTTTAGACCATAAAATAATGACAAAAGAAGGGTGGAAAGAAGCTGGAGATTTATCATTAAATGATGAAATAACGTCATTAATAAATAAAGGGACTTTTGGAAACTACAGATTAGAAGATGATAAACATGTTGCTTTAATAGGATACTATTTAGCAGATGGAAGAGCTTCTCAGCCAAGTTTTGTAAATACTAATTTAACTTATATTAATGAAGTTTTAGAAGCCGGAGAAACATTTAAGAATTGTGAACCTTATATATATAAAAGACCAGAAGATAAAACAAGAAAACAAGGTTATGATGTTAGACTTGTATCTAAATCAAAAGGTAAAATGTATAGACCTATATTAGATTTTATGAAAGAACATAACTTAAGTAAAAAATCTAATGACAGAATATTAACAAAAAACTTAATGAATTTAAATAAACATCAAATGTCTATACTATTAAATAGATTGTTTGCTGGAGATGGATACATTACATACCAAAAAGACAAAAGAAGACCTAACTATATTCAATATGAAATAGGATTAGGTGCGCCTAATTTTACATTGGTCAAGCAATTAGAATATATATTACAAACTAAATATGGAATACACTGTTGGATAGACGAACAGTTTGATAAGAGATTTACTCAAAGATTTTGGAAAATAAGAATAACTCAAAAAAAATCAGTAATTAAATTTGTAAATGAAATAGGAATAAAAGATAAAACAGATACAAAAGAGATGATTGATTTAATCTCTAAAGAAAAGCCATACAATACAAACCAATCATTTGAGAAGATAAGAAAAATAGAGAAGAAGAATAAGAAAGAATTAGTGTATGATATAACAACTTTTACAAATGATTTTTTAACTAATGGGTTGTTAGTTCATAATTGCGGCATTTCTACTATCTTTGCTTTATATAGCTTTTGGAGAGCTCACTTCTTTACCGCTGAATCAATTGATGTAGTTTCAATTAAACAAAAGAAAGCACAACAATTCGTTAAGAAAATAAGTTCTACTATGTTGAGTTTACCTGAATGGATGAGAACTCCTATAAAATATCAGAACCAACAAGAAATCACTTTTGATCACGGTGCATCAACTTCAACTATATTATCAGAATCACAATCAGAAAATGCTGGTCGTGGTGATTCTTTATCAGTATTGATTTTAGATGAAGTTGCCCATTATCAATCAGAAAAAATGGTTAGAGGAATTATAGCATCTGCGCGACCAACCCTAGACAAAACTGGTGGACAGATCGTATTGATCTCTACACCTAATGGTGTGTCGGGTAAAGGCGCTTATTATTACGAACAAGTAGTTAATGCAAGAAGTGGAATTAAAGACACAAAGTATCTTGAGATTGATTGGTGGGAAGTTCCTGATGATCCTCGTATATCTGGTGCAAAGAAAGGATATAATGATATTCTTGAGAAAGCTATTAAAGAAGGATACTATTATAATTTAAACATTAAAAAGAAATATAAGGATTATTTTGATCCAATTGCAAGAAATAACTTTTTAGATAATGAATGGTTAAAATCATCTCATGATGATCTTAATGCTGCTGGATATAGACAAGAAGTTTTACATGATTTTATTATTGGTGGAGACAAAGTATTCTCGGAAGAGATACTTAAAAATGTTGAAGATAGGTGTAAAGAACCAATCCTTAAAGATATCTTAGGAACTTCTGAGTATGAAGGATTTTGGACATGGAAGAAACCTATTCCTGGTCATAGATACATTCTTGGTGCTGATATTTCAACAGGAACAGGTAATGACTATTCATCATTAGAAATAATGGATGTTGCAGATGACGAACAAGTTGCAGAATATAAAGGACATATGTCTACTCCAAACTTTGCCAGATTTTTAAAGAAGGTTGCAAATTATTATAATGAAGCCTTCGTAGTAATAGAATCTAACAGCATCGGAGAAGCTGTGTTTAATGCAGTATATTATTCTGAAGTAGATCCTTATCAAAATGTATATAAACAAAAGAAAACAAAAAATGGTGTAACCAGAATGACTGGTTGGGTAACAGATGTTAAAACGAGAAAGCTTCTAACGAATGATTTCATAGATTGGATTTCTGTTCCTGAGTTATTTGACAGTATAAAGATTTACAGTAAAAGATTATGGATGGAATTAACTACTTGGATTTGGGCTGGCGGAAATAAACCAGATCATAGCGGAGGATGTGTTTCTGAAAATACAATAATTACTTGTGAAGATGGATTTAAAGAAATAAAAGACATAAAGATTGGAGATAAAGTATTAACTCATACTGGGGATTTTAAAAAAGTTTACAATACTTTTAAGTTTAAAGATGAAAGTAAGAAAATGTTAGAGGTAAAATCTTGGGGATGCGAAAGAATAAATATAACTTCAAACCAAGAATTTTATTTAAATGAAGGAGAGTTTAAAAATTTTGATGATATTTATGATTATAGAAATATAAAATCTAATTCTACATATAGTAGAAAAGTTAAACCTTGTGAGTTAAATAAAGATGAATTATTTTTATTTTTTATAGGACATGTTTTATCAGATGGAACAATTTCTAAAAAAAATAATATTACTATAACAAGCGAAAATAAAGAAAGTATTATAATCTTTGAAAAATATTACAATTATTTTAAAGATAAAGTTGAAAATTTATATATCTCTGAATATCCAAAAGAACAATTTAGAAGATTTACGATTAAAGATAAATCACTATGGAATACTCTAAATGAAATTGGAGTCTCAAAAGATAAAAATATTCCATTAAGTTTAAGATATATAGAGCCAAATTTACAAAAAAATATTTTATATGGATACTTATTTGGAGATGCTTGCTTTACGCCAAGCAAAACAGGAAAAATAACAGCTAATTCTATATCATATAATTTATCATATTTTATATCATCTATTTTATTTAGAAATAATATATCTTTTAACTTAAATAAACAATACCCAAAAAGATATGGAGAAGATACAAATCCTCAGTGGAGTATTTCTATATTAGGAAAAGAATGCTTAAAGATATTCGAAAATAATTTTAAAGACATTTTTAGTTTAAAAAATAATTATAAACAAACTTATAGCTTTATTAACTCTAAAAAACAGAAAAAAACTTCAAAGTTAAGAAATTATAATAATGATTTTTTACAAAGTAGTATAAGCTCAGTTAAAAGAGTTAAATGGAATGATTATTATTATGATATTTCTGTAGAAGAAGACCATTCTTATGTTGCAAATGGATATACAGTTCATAATTCGCACGATGATAGTATCATCGCTTTCTCATTAGCCATTTATAACAAGAGCAAAGCAGTTATGTCTGGTGATTCATTCCTCATAACTGATGATGGTGAAGTTGTAGCTATGGATAGTAAAGATAATACTGATGAAGTTAAAGCAAGTAATACTATTGAAGAATTTGACATCATTGAATCTGGAACAGTTGATCCAGATGAGTTTCAGGATCGTTATGGTTGTTCGAAAGAAGAATATGATTGGTTGATAGGAAGTATAAATTGATACTTGACATTGACGGAATAAAAGTATTAGAAAGTAAGCCTAATTATGGAACTAATTATAAATTTGATGATACCAGAGGAAATGAAATAAATTTAGACTTAACAGAATTAACTATGGATGATTTTTATTATTTTAGTATAGACATGGATGATTTTGAAGAATATGAAATAATCAAAGATTATGATGTAGAAGATATAGTTGGTTATGATTGGGATATAAAACTTAATGGTAATAAAGCAAACGTTAGGTTAATCTTTAACACTATTGAAAAGATTGGAAAGAGATATACTGGAATTTATTATCCGAACATTATGTATTATAGATACACGGATGATAGGATGCATCGACACTACAGAGATTGGATTAAATTCATGGGTTATGAGTTAGTTTTCGAAAAAAATCTTGCTGTATATTATAGAGAGAAAACATGAAATACAAAAACAAGACTGATGAAAGATTAAAAGAACGATTAGGAAAGAAGATTAATAGTACTGATAGAATTATTTCAGCTAACAAGATGAAAAAGATAAAATCATCTTCTAATTCTGCCAGCTTCAACATTGGAAGAATTGTTAATAAAACTGGTGAATATGATAAAGCAATTGATAAAGTTGAAGACAAGATGGTTAAGAAAGAAGAGCCAAAAGAAGAAGTAATAGATGCATCAGTACCAAAGGCGTATCGAAAAGGCGAGATCACTTATATAAAATATGCAGGAAAAGATGTTCCTGTTAGTAAACTATTAGTGTTGGCGCAACAAGATAGTAAAATAAATAATTTAGTAAAAAACATTAATAAGAATAAAGCGAAAGCTAACTTTCAAGGTTCGTTTCCAGAATTTGTTCTTAACCAATACGCTTAGGAGTAAAGTATGCCACTTATAGATGGAGTTGAAGTATTTGTTGATGAGAAGACTGCCAGAAGAATACAGACAGAAATAAATGCAGTTCCTGATTTAAGTCAGGACTTAAAGACAGATATTGATCCAAAAAAAATAGATTTAACTGACCAGATACAAGACGGATCTGACTTCGGTATATTCTTTGATGAAACAGAATATGGCGAAAACGGTTCCTTAAACTCAAGAAGAGATTCCTATGATACATATAAAGAAATGGATGGAATGGAATTTATTCATAGAGGTGTTGAAATAATAGCAGATGATTCATCTCAGCCTAACTCTGATGGTGATGTAATGAAGTTTTATTCTGATGATGAAAACTCTAAAGATGTTCTTGATGAATTATTTATTAAGAAGTTAGACATGAATAATGAACTTTGGTCTATATTTTATGAAACAGTCAAGATGGGTGATAATTTCTATGAGATTATACCAGATGATTATAAAAAGCCAAAAGAGGTTCGTCGGATTAGGTATCTCGAACCTGATAAAATGGAACGAATAGAAAAAGATGGAAAACTTTCTCACTTCACTTATAAAGTAATAAAGAAAGAAAGAGGTTCTACTAACGTATCAGAAACTCAAGAGTATAGACTATTTCCTTGGCAGATAATTCACTTTAAGATTGAGAACAAATCTCATGCTCCTTACGGAGGAAGTTTATTAGAAGCTGGAGTTAGAACATTCCGAAGACTTGTTATGTTAGAAGACCTAATGCTTGTTTATAGAATAAGCAGAGCACCAGAAAGAAGAGTTTTCTACATAGACGTTGGTAACTTAAATGCAGTTGAAGCTAAAAGATTTTTAACGAAGATGAAGAACGCATATCGTTCACAATCTTTCATTGATGAGAATGGTAATATAAATAAAAAAGCAAACGTAATGTCGATTACATCTGATATTTTTGTTCCTGTTAGAGAGGGACAAACTGGTACGAGAATAGATACGCTTCAAGGTGGAGCTGCTATGGGAGCTTCAGGAAGCGAAGATCCGTTATTGAAATACTTTAAGAATAAAATTCTAAAGACGATGAATATTCCGCCATCTTATATGGGTGAATCAGCAGACAACAGTAGAAGTCTTTCAACTATAGATCAGAAATTTGGTAGATTTATTGAGAGAGTTCAGTCTCAAATAATACAAGGATTGAATAAAATAGCTGCACTTGAATTGTTCTTTAGGGGATATAAAAAAGAAGATTTAAACAACTTTAAGATTGAGCTTACTCCTCCATCAAATGTAAAAGAGATTACTGAAATTGAACTTATCAATCAGAGAATGACTTTGATTGCAACTATTCAGCAGTTAAATCTTTTCCCTAACGAGTGGATATTCAAAAACATTTTGAAGTTTTCTGATAAAGAAGTTGCTGATGTTATAATGAAGAAGAAACTTGAAGGAAACGAAGCCGCAGCAGGTGGAATGGCCGGAGCGGCCGCAGCTGGTGGTGCTATGGGAGATATGGGTGGTATGGAAATACCAGCAGAAACTCCTCCAGCGGAAGGTGAAGCTCCAGCAGCGGCACCAGAAGAATTAGCTGCAAATACTATTATAAATATGTTTGGAAAAGATTTCTTGATAGAAAGCAAAGAAGACTTCTTTCAATTGGTTAAAAATTCTAATGAATATAATAAGCCAACTAAGTTAGCACCTATGTTTGAAGCAGCTTCTGAGTTTATCCTTAGAGATTTGAACATCAAAAACAATAAAACTAATAGAAATAACTTTGTTGCATTATCTAATTTGAATGAGTTCAAGGGAATCGATTTTAATGACAGAAACATTCGTCTTTGGGAAAAGGACGAAAATGGAACAAAGGAAAACCTCAACGAATTAACTGTTGAGTGTGGAGTTAAGGCATTAAATGGATAAGATTTATACACTGGGCTCTTTATTAGAGGAGCTCAGACAACAGACACCTAAGTTTGAAGATGGACAATTTTATGAAGTGCTAAAAGGTATTTATCCTGCAGGAGATGTTATTGCAGAGAACAAGAACTTTATGTTTAATGAAACTAAGCTTACAATACCTCTTGCATCATCACAGAAAGCTAAACGGCAATTCAAAAAAGATAATAGCCCATTTTTTAAGTTTTCGAAAGATAATACAAGAGGGGACTTTTTAGAAATTGTTGAAACGGATGGTTATACTGCGAAGTGTATCAATCGTTCTATCAACCCAGAAATACAAGCAAAATTTTATATAAATGACGATGTGCGGTATATTACAATTACATTCAACGATGTTTTGGATAGTACAGTAAAGCGTGTTTATAGAGGAATTAAAAAATATATTTAGATTATATATGGAGGCAAAAATATGGCTTTAGAAATGTCATTAAGAGAATTTGAGGATATGAACCTATATTCTAATAAGAGTATGGAAAGAATTATATCTTCCATCGTTAATGAAACGTCAAACGCAGCGCTGGTTAATATGTTTGAAGACAGTGTGGTTTTATTAGATCATGAAAATGGAACGTTCTATACATCCGATTATGAATTTAACCCAAAAACTTTAACGCTTAAGTTAGAGAACTTCGAAGAGATCTTTCTTGCAAAAGAGGAATCAGGCTTCAAAAGTTCAGTAAAGAATTTCTTTGAGGATGAAGATGCGTCTATCGATGACCTTACAGAATCTTATAAAGAAAACGTGTTAGAGCAAGAAAATTTCATCAACGAACTTATCAATGAGGCACTTTCTGTAAAGAACTTTGAAGACATTATTGATTATGGTCAGTTGGCTGAAGCAAACAATGAGTCATCTATTAAGAATGAAGATTTCTTCAAATCTTATTTAGGTAGACTTGAGACACATCCATTCAATGAAGCAAAGTTTATTAACTTTGAAGATGCTGTTATAGTATCACTTCTTGAAAACGAAAAGATTAAACTTATCAATTCATCTATTGCAGAAAAAGCAGCTATATTATGGAAAAGAGTTGAGTTTAAGGAATCATTCACAGAAGCAGCTAAAACATTCGTTGAAGATGTAGAAGCAGGTAAAGAATTATTCGTAAGTCTTTTTGAAGAATATCCACAAGTATTTTTCCTTGACAATGCTGACAGAAAAACATTGTTTGGCAAGGCTATCCTTTCAGATTCATTGATTAGAGAGTCCCTACAAGATCTTATAAAAGGATTGGACATTCTATTTGAAGATGAAGATGTATCTTCAGTGAGAGACGCATATCTGTTAGAGGCGGAAGGTGAAGAGGACATGGCGACTGACGATGCAGAAGCACCAGCAGACGCAGAGAAAGAAAAAGAAGAGAAAGAAGAAGATCCTGCACCAGAGCTTACACCAGAGCAGATTAAAAAGATTTCCGGTGAACTTAAAAAAGTAGCCGAGAAAGTTGAAGACGAAAAGCTTAAAGAAAAATTAGATGGAATTGTTGGTAAGCTTGACGGAAGTGTTGAAGAAGGAACTCGTCCTGATTTGATTAAAGAAGCCATCTATCTATTAAGTATCTAAGGAGAAATTTAATATGGATATGAATGAAGCATTACTTGAAGACTTCGATCTATTATTTGAAGAGTCTACAGAAAAAATCCTTAGTGAAGAAATGTCTGATACAAAAGTAGCTAAAGAAGTTAAGAAAATAAAGGCAAGTTTTCCTTACAAAGAACTTTCAAAAGGTCTTTGGGGAGATTCTGCAGCAATCAGAGCTGCCGGATTAGATGTAGCTGCAATGAGAGTTTGGCAAAAGAAATATGCAGCAGCACTCAAAACTTTTAACACAAGCATAGCACCTAAAAACATGGCTTCTGCTAAAGCTGCAGAGTATATGGTTAAAGCTAAGGTTGCTAAAAAAGAACTAAAAAGTATGTATGGTAAAGTTGTTGGCTTTGAAAAGAAAATTTCTAAAGGAACAGCAAAAGCAGCTGGAGCTAAAGGCAAAGCTGTAGTTGGAAAAATCAATACAAAAGTTGCAGCAGAAAAAGCAAAAGCTGTAGGCGATAAGAAAGTAGCAGATGCTGCTATAGCAAAGAAAGCAGCCGCTAAAAAGAAACGTGATGGTAATAAAGTAGCTAAAGCCAAAGCAGCAATTGCTGCTGACAAGAAAGCTAAAAAAGATGCTTTCATAGGAAAAGTCAAAGGTAAAGTTGCTAAAATAAACTTTGTTTCTGGCAAATAAGGAGACTGATATGGATAATTTATTCTTAGAAGATTATACAGACATATTTGAATATCAGTTAGTGGAATCCACTAAAGATAGCAAAGGCTATTTTATTCGTGGAGTAGTTTCCAGAGCTGGTTCTAAAAATAAAAATAAAAGAGTTTATCCTATTTCTGTTATGGAAAGCGCAATAGAGTCCTTACAAGAGGCAGTCGGTAGTGGTGGATTTGTCGGAGAATTAGACCATCCACCTACACCAAAAATTAATATCAATAAAATTTCCCATAAAATTACTAAATTAAAAATGGCACCAGATGGTGCAGTGCTTGCAGAAATGGTTGTGCTTGATACCGATGAAGGTGTTACATTAAAAAAATTAATTGATGGTGGAGTTAGACTTGGTGTTTCAACAAGAGGATTAGGTGGCGTTAAACCATATTCTGGCCCTCTCGGATCTATAGGAGAAGGACTTGTAGAAGTTCAGCCTGGATTTAGAATGAAAGCAATTGATGTTGTTTTCGATCCATCGGCTGGAGATGATGGAAGACCAAACTTTGTAACGGAGGACGTTACAGAAAATGGTATAGTATTAGGATACTCAGCAACATTTGAAAGAGTGTGGACTGATGTATTTGGAAGTTAAATACGTTATTTTGGGATATATTAAAGATAATAATATCCCTAATAACAACATATAAATTAATTTGGAGGAAACCAATATGGCTAATGAAATACTTCATATGGAACTATCAACTGAAGATGAAACATTACTAAGAGAAAGCCTTTCTACTTGGAAAGAGGAAGTTTATGCTACACTTTTAGAAGAAGTTGAAGAGTTGAAAACTACGAAGATCGAAGAACTTGAAGAAGCTAATAGAGAATATCAGTCAGAAGTGAAAGAAGAATTTGCTTCTAAGATGGTAAACGCTCTTGAAGAAATGAGATCTGAAATCAGAGCAGAAGTTCTAAGTGAAATGATCGAATCGAATCCTGAGTTACAGATTCTGGAAAGAATTAAGGAACTCGTTGCACCAACTATTAACGAAGAGTATTTTGGAAACATTTATGCTGAAGAGATTCAGACACTTCGTGAAGAAAATGACAAACTTGTAGCTGCAGCAGAATTAGAAGAAGGAGCTGAAACGCTTGCTGAACTTATCGCACCTTACGCAGAAAGAACTCAAGGCATCATTCTTGCAATGATTAAAGAAGGAAATTCTGAAGAAGTAACAGAACAATTTTATGAACTAATCGAAAGTCTTAAAGGACTTGAGGAAGACGATGAAGTTGAAGACGAAGACGACGAAGAAGATGTTGACGACGAAGATTCTGAAGACGATGAAGATTCCGAAGATGACGATGACGAAGAAAATGAAGAAGAAGATGATGATGACGTAGATGAGTCAACTGACGAAAACGCTGATGGTTACATTAACGAAAACGAAACTGGCGAAGAAACTACTCCTAAAAAGAAAATAAATTCATTACTTTCTGAAATGAGAGGTCTATCTAACTAATAAACTATAATTTTATAGATATTGGTAAGGTAAGTATTAGATAATATATTATATGGAGGACAATACATATGTATTTAGATAGAAATGCACGTCTTCAAGAAGAAGCTAATATGACTGGAAACTGGTCATGGTTAACAGAAGGACTTGAAGATAAAGATGAAATAGTTAATACGTCAATAGTTTTACAGAACTCTTACGAGTCCATGATTGCTGAAGGACAATTAGCTGAAGGTTGGTTAGAAGCTCTTCTTAACGAAGATGAAATAAATGAAGCACCTCAGACTTCCACAGCAGTTGGAACAAATGTAATTCCAAAAGTTTTATTCCCAGTAATCAGACGAGTTATGCCTGCACTTATTGCTAATCAGTTAGTATCTGTACAGCCAATTACCGCAAGAACCGGTATTATTTATAATATCGCTTATACATTTTCTGATTCAAAAGGAGATATTAGTGCTGATGATGAATATACAGGTAACGTAACTTTGGGTTCCCCAGGTTTCTCTACTTTCTATTCAAGTGAAAGAATTGGCCCATTTACTGCTACTGTAAATAGTACAGATGATACTGATGATGACATTGCTGCTAATACGTTGACATTTTTCGGAACAACGATTGCAGATTTTGAAATTAAAAGAATAGAAGTTTATTCAGCAGCTGGAATAAGATTAACAACAATTCTTGATACAGTTGACGGAGCAACTCCAGGTTGGGAAGTATCTAATTCAAATGTTGGTTATGATGCATCTACCGGAGATATCGTTCTTAAATCAGCAGAAACCGCAGATGTTCCTTGGGCAGCAGGTGATGTACTTACAGTATTCTTGGTTTATAATCAGGAAGGTTCCAGTAAAATTCCTGAGATGGAATTCAGTATCAACAGTCAGACTGTTGACACGACTGAAAGAAAATTAAAGATCAGATGGACAAAAGAAGCTGAACAGGATATGAAAGCTTTCCATAAGATCGATGTAGAAAGTGAACTTGTAAAAGTTGCTTCTATGGAAATGAATTATGAAATTGACCGTGAACTTCTTACTTATATTAGTGATACGGTTACTGACGAACTTTCGTTCACTCATAATTGGTTAGATGACGCATCCGTAACTGGAAATAATACTACTGGTAACTATTTAGATAGACACCGAGCACTTTCACAGAAAATCGCAATGGTTTCTGCAAAAGTTGCACAGTATAATAGACAGGGTGCAGCAAACTGGGCAGTGGTTTCACCACAAGTGGCATCAGTACTTGCAATGCTTCCTAACTTCAAAGGCGAAATTGCTGGAAATAGCTTGAACGTAACTCAGGCTGGTGTTCTTGGTGGAAATATCAAGATTTACATCGATCCTAATAATTCTTCTAGCGAAATTCTTATGGGTTATAAGAGTAATTCTTCAACCTACGGCGCTGGTGTAGTTTATTCTCCATATACAAATTGGATGAGTAATACTGTTACACATCCTGATAACTTTAACTCTATCAGAGGGTTCTTCTCTCGATACGCAGTAACGAAAGTTGTTAGAGGACAGTGGTTCTACGCAAAACTTAACGTAACCGGACTTACTTTCTAAAGAAAAGTAATAATTAGACTTATATGACCCACTCAATTGAGTGGGTTTTTTATTTCTCTAACGTAAAGTTAATGTTAAATAATCATAAGGAAAAATATATGAACTTAATAGAAATGAATGAAGCGTATGACGAGAATGCTTTAACTGAAGAATATTTATTACAAGAAGGATTGAAGTTTTTTAAGAAAAGTAAAAAACTTTATAATTATGTGGATAGAGTAGATAAGAAATTAGCAAAGAAAGAAACTAAAAGCAAAATCTCTGCTTCTGAGATTTCTAAATTGAAAGCAATGAGTAAGGATTTGTTAAGGCTTGCTGATGAGTATAAGGTTGTTGAAGATAATGCTGCAGCAGGAAAGACAGATAAAAAAGTCGCTAAAGGAAAAATTAAACAGCTTGGTCAGAAAAATGCAAGGCTTTTAGCTTTATTGAAAAAAGATGAAACAAAACAAATTTTTAAGAAGATTGGTTTTGGAGCTATTGCTATTGGATTGACGGCTGCATTAACACAGTTAGGAATGATGAATCCAACGATTGGTAAATTTCTTTATAGTAAAACAGCAACAGCAGCATCCACTCATTCATTGATACCTGATGGTGCTGATATTCTTAAACGTTAGAATCTTTATTTTCATATTCTAACCATAAATCACGAAAACTCTTAGAGTATTTATTAATATATTCTAAGAGTTTTTTATTTTCTAGTTCTTCATTACAACAACTTTCTTCTAGTAAACACTTTAATGTAAAAAGCTGAATCTTATTAAAAAGAATTGGCTGCCTTACTGGCTTGACCTTCTCCATCGTTAACACCTATTTCCTGTATATTGGCCTTGTGCTTCGTAATTAAGTCACAAGAAATATTAATAACGTTTTCGAAACTACCATCTAAAGTTTTATATATTTCATATTTTGCATCGGACTTTTTTAAGTCTTCAATGTTATCAAGAGTAATAGTACCACCATCTGCAATATCTAATGTCTTCTTAAAGAACACCATTTTCCATTCATCGTTAAAGGAATCATCCATATCTTCTTTTATAAGAATAAAGGCTATGTCATAATGTTCTGGAATATATCCCATTTGAAATTCTGGATACTCTTTGGTTAATAATCTTATAACATCGTTGTTAGTATATAATTCTAATTTTTCAGAATCAATTTTTGATGTATAAAACTTTGATGTATTGTTTTTAAACACTATATTTACCTTTACTATACCGCCACTGCATTAGTCCAACGATACCTTCTTTTTTAATTTTATCATATTCTTCTAAATCTTTTTCCAGTTTTTCTATTTGCTTTACTTTGTCTTTAATGATTTCTCCGCTTCTGGTTAATTTATTACCCAAATGAAGCCAGCAAGCACCATCGCTTTTCCATCTAATAGTTGTGCCTAAGAATACTTCGTCACAACCAGGCTTTTTGTGTATAACTTCTTCAGATATTCTTACTTCTTTAGAATGTTCTGACATTTCTTTTAACTTTAAGTATTCACCTAAAGTTATTTCTACTTTTTGTTCCTCATTCATTTTTAGTTACCTCTTCCCAATATTTTTTTACAATAAACTTCATAGGTTTATTACATATGTGACAAAAGTCAACAACACATTTAAGTTTTTTCTGGCTTTTGCTTATCCATATAAAATTTCTTTTATGACCACATTCTCCAACTGCATAAAAATCATGTTTATAACTCATAACATATAATCCTTACTATTTCCAGCTTCTTTTGCTTTATTAGCTCCGCTCACCTTATTCTTAATTATACTAATTATTTCTTTTATTGTCAAGTTTTCTTCTGAGAACTTATAAATGTTTATATCATCACAAATTCCTTTTAAGGTTGCGTAAGAGATATCAGCATTTAATAAAGATAAATGCTCAATCATTTTTGTGAAATATTCATTCTCTTCTGGAATATATGCTTTGAAAAATTCCAAATAATTTTCTTTAGTTGGAAGATTATAGTCAAAAACTTTATCTATTCTTCCTGGTCGTATGAAAGCACTATCAAACATATCTATATTGTTAGTAGTGAATATAGAAACAACATCGTTAATCTCTTCTACACCCTCAAGTGTATTTAAGATAATTCCAAGTATTTCACTTGGAGAGTTATGTGTTTCAGTTCTTTCCATAATAGCTGCGTCAAAGTCTTCAAATACAAATATCTTTTTTCCTTCTTCGTAGTATTCATCTATATCGTTAAGAAATTCCTTAACTGTTTTGAACTGATGATATGCTATTCCTTTTTTTGTTGCTTCGTTTCTTAACCACTGTAAAGTTAAAGTTTTTCCAGTTCCTGGCTGTCCTTGAAGAGCAATGCCTCTTTTGAGCTTTATGTGCTTATCTCTACAATAACTTCTAAACTCTTCGTTTTCAAGAAATTCAATTGTTTCTTTTTGAATTTTTTCAAAGTCAAATCCAATAATAGGAATACTTTCATTAAACTTAAAGTTTTTCTTTTCCTCTCTTTCTTTAAGCTCTTTTAGAATCAGTTCCATTTCTGATGTTCTACCAAGCAAGAAATCATAAGCTCTATCAAATGTAAAAGGAGTAACGAATTTAATAAAGCTCATATCGTTTATAGTGCAATAGTTTATATCAGAAATGACATGTTTTCTGTCTTCTTTTAAGCTATAATCTTGTATGAATTTAACCTTATAGTCAAAATCGCTATTAAATTTATTATACTTTAATACGTTCGTTGGTTCACTTTTAATAGAATCAACAAACTCATCACTTTCAGCAAAAAAGCTTACTGTTAAATTATATTCTCCATCAAAAAAATCTGCAATTTCTTTTCCGTAATTATCAAATACGAATTTTAATATATCATCCATGAATGTGTTCCTTTCTTTGAGTTGTTTGCGATATCAGATGAATCGTCACTATTCGAATCATGATACATTGGTGTGTGTGATACATCAGAACAATCTATTATTGAGTTGTCTTTACCACAATTTATTATAAACATAGAGTCCCATTTATCTTCTTTTATTTCATATGTCGTCCTAGAAAACCAAGTAGGCTTATGCAAAATTTGATTATAAATATTCATTTCTTCTATTGTTAATGAACTGGCAACAATAAAAAGAGGTAGATTCACAATTTTTAATCATACTTTCTTTACAAGATGCTTTTTTAATTATTCCTATGTTCTTACTTCTAATGGTAAATGGTGCATGCCGTTCATCATTTATTATTTCATATTTTTCTCTAATAAATGATGGTTCATGAAATCCAATAAAACTATCATAAATTATCATCTCTTAACAAGTCTCTCTATTTTATTAGACATAGCTTTTGCTATGTCGTTAATACTTTCAGGAGTTAAACTCATTAGCTCTTGAACGTTTTGCATTTCAAGCCCGTAACAAAGAGCAAATAATTTTGCTTTCCATAAAGATCTTTCATCTTCTAACTCTTTAATTCTATCAGTAAAAGTTTTTCCTTTAATTGTTATACTATTTACAAATATTGACGCAGCCTCTGGAGGTTCTAAATCTCCTGTCGGCTCCCACGTATTCATATTAAAAGTTAGAGTTTTACCATCCTTTCCTGTAAAACAAACCGTAGGTTCTATCTTTGAGAACTCTAAGACGTTTGCTTCATATACTTTATCATTTATTTTCATATCCAATCCTTTGTTGGTTTACCTGCATCTGTTGATACAAATAGTTTTTTTGGTATAGTTCGCAAACCTGCATAAAACATAGCTTTGTTTGAATCTTCATGCAAAGTCCACATTCCAAAATCAAATAACCATACCGCTGTTTTCCATACTCCTGGATCTGGAAGGTTATTATCGATATACCATTTTCTATATTCATCAAGAGTATATTGAACAGGAATTTCTCCTAAACCTTCACAAGTTTTACAGTCATGAACTGCTTTCCCATCACCTCCGCAATATGGGCATCCTATTAAAAACCCTCCGCACTCGCAGCCATGAATACCGATTCCCATAGCCATCCCTTCCGAACATTTTTCGCAATCAGGACACATTTCATGTGTTGGCGGATGAATAAGATGTTTGACTTCATCTTCTCTTAAATAACTACCAGTATCCCAAACATGCATTTCAGAAACACATTCATTTCCCCAAACATCATATCTTTTAATCATTTTTTTCCCTTGCTTTTGCTTTTCCTGCCATAAACCCTACAGCAAATCCGGTTGCATACACTATAGTATCATCACTACTTCTTGTATTTGTAACCATTGTTGCAAATCTCATGCTATTGAAGAAGTTGTCACTATCGTCACTATAAAATGATTTATTATACGCTTCTTCCATTTCTTTTTCTTCTTCACTCATTTGTATATAACCTTCTTTATACCTGCTGGTATGTTATCTCCGCTTCTTGTTAAGAACATCAAACTCTTTTTATCTTCTTTGTAAAACCCGAGACTTTCATCATCTAAATTAGTATAAAAATATCCATCAGTAACAAATAATAAAAATGGTAATTGCTTTTTATTTGGAATAAAAATGCTTTCTTTATCATTAAGGATTAAAATCATACTTCCATTCTTTTCTTCGGTTTTGCTTTCTAAAAAATGAAACACACTTCTTGGATTAGTTCCACCACCTCCGGAAAGTCTAAAGTGTTTCCAATCACCCGGCTTATATTCTTTTATCTGTGAAGATGTTACACTCCAATCCCACATCATTGTATAAACTTTTCCTGATGAACTAAAGCTCATTTCTTTTGCTATTTCATCAATTTCAGTAAAGAACCTTTCTTTATCATATTCATCATGAAAACAAGAACCAGAAGTATCAATTGCAATAATTATATAATTCTGTTTCTTTGTAGAAGTTCTCAATCTATGCTTTCCAATCATTCCATAACGGCTTCTTGGATTCAATAAATGAGTTATATAACTTTGTTTATAACCTTTTACTGTTCCTCTGTCTGACATATAAATATTCAATCCCTGCTTAAATTCTTTTTTCCAATTAACTTGAGACTTTAATAATTGTCCTACAGCTTTAATCAAAGAATTACCATCATTCATTCCAGCGGCCTTTTGTGCTGCCTGTAATGCTTTATTATTGTCCAGCATTTTTTCGGCTTGCTTTACGAGATTTTCAGTAAATGCTCTTTGCGGTATTAAGTTTTCGTATTCAGAATCTCCATCAATTTTTACTTCCATTATGTCTGGATCATTAAATCCGTGAGTTTCACATTCAAAGTCTTGTTCCATTCCTGTATTAAACGATTCTGAACTTCCCATCATTACGACAGGAGTTAAATCATCAACGTTTTCACTACAGTATTCACCTTCTTGTCTATCACCATTAAAGTCTTTATATGCTTTTTCTAAAGTTGGAAACTTAACAATAGACAATTTGTTTTCATTCTCTGAATCAGTATATTCTGCTTTCCCGTATTCGCCCTTTTCATTTTTACAATATTCGTTCTTTAGTAAGAACTCTTTCTTATTGCTTTCTTTATTTTTCTTATACCAATTATATAATCTTGGAGTTGTATAAGCATCCTCTTTAAGACTTTTATATTCTCTTTTGAAATCTTCTGGAATTTCAATACCTTTGCCTTTAGTTGGCATTTTAGGTTGAACTCCAAGAAATTTCATTTTAAGAATTTCAGTATTTATTATTGCATCTTCAGCAATATTCCTTAATTCATGATTTTTTAGATTATCATGAATACTTAAATGATGCTTGAAGATATGTTGTGCTTCATGAATTAATATGAAGTATAGCTCTTCTACAGGAAGAGTTATAAATCTATTAGTATAATGAAACTGAACTCTATTATTTAGATATCTAACCCCAGCAAAGTCATCTTTTTTTAAGTTAGTTTCATCAAGAATAAAATCCGAATTGATTATAAATAGATATATCAATGGTTCTTTATCTATAAGATAAAAAGATAATTTAGATATTATCTCTGGTCTTGCCATTCTCTCCCCCTGTGTTTAATTATAACATATTATTCTTTTACTGTCAAACAAAGTCTCTTAAACTCTGGAAGTTCTTCTAAATAATTGCAAAACTCTATCCAGTCATCAAGCTTATGATTACATCTTTGTTTATAAATATTCTGTAGCTGATAATAGTTTGTAGTAAACCTTGCCCATAATTCAAATCCGCTTGGAAGGTTTGAAACAATTGTCATAAACAATTCATGTTTATCTGTTTCTGTTGTTATGCCATTAAACTCAATTCTTCTTACTTCATCTTTCTTCATATCGTTATAAATTCTTAAGGAATTATTTATAACATCAATAACTCTTTGATCTGTAAATGAATTACAGTATTCGCCAACGTCTTTTCTCTTCGTCAGAGTATACATAGTGGACTGTGACGACACGAAATCTATAAAATGATATCTTTGTATCTGTTTCGTGAAATATAAACTATACTGCAAGTCAAAATTTACAGTAATGCCTTTTAGAAAGCATCCGTGACCTGAACCTGATGCTGAATTACCAAGAGCTACTGCTCTCTTAAATTCCTTATCGCTTATAAAAAGATCTTCATCTGTATATAAATCTGCAGGTTCTCCAAATCTCGTAGGATAACCTGATGCTTTAATTGATTCTTCAAGTCCGTAGACTTTAATGTTTTTCATTTTCATTTTTCATTTCCTTTTTTAATGTATGAGTTGCCCATTCCATAATTCCATCGTGCTGAATCTTTGATTTAGCAAATAAACTTATAGTCGGAACTAATTCTGAGCCGTCAGTATTATAAAACTGACCATATTCAATTCTGTCTTCTAAATAAGGCTTAAGAAACTTAAAACTTATTTCTAATCTTTTCAATCCTGAATCACCATATTCACTGTAATACTGTTCAAGATTTCTTTTATCACCACCTGTAATAGAATAGTTACCATTATTTATCCAGCCTGACTGAACATTGTCTTTTATGTCTGGATCTATATTTTTACATATTTCTCTATAACTGTCTTTGAAAGTCTTTATAACTTTCTCAAATTTTTTACTACTAGTAGTTTTATTTTTCCCTTGTATATTATTAACGAGCAATTTATTGCCTGTTCCAGGAGCAATTTTTTGCTCCTTAAAACCTGATTTAATAGGTTTGTATTGTAGAAGATGGTATGTGTTATGTTTCTTTTGTCCATAAAATACAGTAGTCCAGTTTAATAACTTGTGACCTTGCAACTTCTTTTTTAATAAATCTATATTTCTAATGCTACAGCCCATATCTTTTGCTAATGTTTCTCTTGATGGAAAAGCCGTGATTTTGTTTCGGGCATAACTTAACAAGATTAAATATAATCTCATTGAGGAGTGATCGATTGCTGTATTTATTAATAGAGATCTTTCGACTGGAACTTTCCAGTCTATTTTGTCATATTTGAAATCATCTGCCATTGTTTATCCACTTATAAGTATTTCTTGTTCCCGAGTAATTTTTTCTTGATTTCTGTCCCCTTCTACAAAGTTTATTATGTGATTAATTTCTTCAAAGTTATCAAGTTGCACGAAAGGCCCGTCTGTGCCTAAACTTTCGTTCGGACAGTAGACGAGCAATATGTTTTTTGATTTCAAGTAAAGAACAACTTCTTTAATTTTTTCTGTCATTCATCCTCCATTTTTATAAATGCAAGTGTTCCAACCGGAACAGTAGTAAAAAATATTACAAAAAGATACCAATATTCTTTCATATATGAGACTTGTAAATTTTTTATTTCAATGAAAGTATCCCATCCTGTTATTAACATTAAAGTAAAAGCAGTTAAACATATAACAGCTAAAAGTATGAATGATATTATTAAAAATGTTTTTTTACTCATTGTTTGTTTTTTCCTTTTGTAATCCAAATAATTCTTGGTCACTTGTGTAATAATATCCTTGATAAGAATTTTTATATCTATCGTTAATACTGTATAACAACTCTCCTAATTCTTCAGCGGGCTTCGTTTTTATATTATTAAGTTCGTAGATAAATACAGTTAAATCCTCTGCAGGAATATTTGTATCTGTCATGAACGTTGAAAGATTTAATGCTGGCATTTTTACTCCAGCGTCTCCGTCCCATTTGTCAACTTCTGCAACTGAGTGAGCTACAGACAGAAGAAGGTATAGCATAGCTCCTTTTTTCTCAGATAGCTTTTTGATTTTATCACGAACATTAACGTAATCAAAAAGAACATCTTCTGGCAAAACTCTATTCTCTGCGAAATACGCATATTTTCCAATGATGTCTTGAACTACTTGAACTCCATTTGTTATTCCAAATTCGTTAATGTTATTAATCAAAGCTTTAATCTGAACATTTGGGTCTTGATAAAATTTACTGAAATTTGCATATTTTTCTTTTGAAAGTTTGTCTTTATTCCACCAATTAATCATATCAAAAATCATATTATTTGCAACAAGAGTCCAAGCTCTTGGGGACATAGTTGAGTCACCTTCTTCATCATCGTTATTGTTTTTAGGAATTAAGAATGGTGATTCTACTCTCCCATCTTCCATAAATTTATCGAAGATGTAATAACACAATATAGAAGGTATTCTGGTTGGAAGTTTAATTCTATTAAATTCAAACGTTCTAAATGCAAATGAGTTTAACCAGCTTGGAGCGTTATATCCGATACTAATGTTTCTGTGCCATCTTTCTGCTGTAGCAGTATCAAGATTGTTTACAGAGTTAAAGGATGAAACGTTTTTCTGAACTTTTCTATTACCAGAACCAATAATAACTGTTCTCTTTGGAAGAGTATACTTCTCAGATTTTCCTGTTTCTTCGTTAAAGTCAGCACTACCGCCAATCTCTCCTGTAAGAATTAAATTCATTACAGCAGCCATTGATTCAGTATCAGCTTTGTTAAATTCATCTAAGTGAAGAATCCAAACTCTATCATCATCCGTTGGAGGAAGAACTGTTGGCTGAGCAAGTTTTACTACTGTCTTTCCTTCTGGTGTTTTATGCAGAAACGGAAATCCTTGTAGCTCTTCAATAGGAACTTTTTGAATTTCAAGTTTATGATAAATACAATCAGGATTTTCTTCAGCTATCTGTTTAATAATTTCTGTATTGTGAGTTACTGTAAAATCTCCTAGTACAAAAAGTTTATCTTCACCGCTTATTTCAAATCCATAATAAGTATTTACTCCTGTACTTCTTACTTTTATTCCTGTTTTAAGAACGTCCTTTATTTGTTTTCTTTTATTAGCCTTTTTCCTATTAATTCTTGTAGGAATAATAGAGCAATCTCCTGATATATATATTCTATAATATGTCCCCTTATGACCTTTATAAGCTGATTTTATACATTTCTTTTTATATGCAGCCAATCCCAGTGATCTTACTAAGAATATAATGTCATCAATTAAATTTTCTTTTTTTTGTATTAGATCAAACCCTTTTTTGTTGTCACAGCTTCCATCAGTATCTATTAATCCAGCTAAAAGTTGTAATCTTTTTTCTCTTGAATTTATTTTATATTCTTGCGGAATATGCTTATTGTTTATTAAATTAAGCTTTTTAAACTCTTCCTTAATAGGATTAGAAATTCCTCTTTTTCCAGTAATAGCATACGAGCTGACCCTATTTTCACTTTTATACTCGCTAACTGATAAACCATCAAAGGTTCCAGCATATTCTCTTAAATAGTTTATAACTTCTTTGTCAATATTTGTTATTGATGGGTCTCCGTTACTTCTTCCGTCACCTAACCATAATCCTAAAAAATATGGATCGAGAGCAGTATCTTGCTCTCTCCAGTCTATACTTGTTCTGTACCCTTTTGCATAATTCTTAAAAGTTTTATTTTTTTTCAAATAATCTTCAACAGAAATGTTTACAATTTTATTGTTTTCCTTTCCAGACATATTTAAGGATAAAATATGAGAACGATTTACATTATATGCTTCTCCTTTAGTAGGAATTATGTCAAACATTTCTTCTGTACCAGAAGTGACTGACTTTATAATTCTTTCATTAGAATCTGGGCCTATAATCTTATCTCCTACTTCAATGTCTTCTGCGGTTTTTAACGTTCCATCAAACATTAAAACCTTAGTCCCTTTAGCTAAACACTTACCAGTACCAGTTTCGCCATGAATAAAAAGTGAATGTTTGGTTCCATCAATGAACATGTTATTTCTTGTTAAATCAATAGCTCTTCTGATTTCTGTTTTGAGTTCATCATATCCAGAAGCTTCTGTCGGAATTGTATTTGCGATTCCCTTTTCGATTGTAGCAATGTTAAAATTACTACTTACAGACTTTTGTAATTCAAAGTATAGCTTTGAATATTCTTTCATATTCTATTCCCCTTAATATTTATCATAATCACAATCTTTAGTGATGAGATTGTGATTAAATGATGTTTCAAATTCTTTAACGTCTGATATGTTATATAAGTAAGCTAAAACTTTGTTTAATTCATCTTCGATTTTTACAATACTTGATTTAGTATAATCTTGAAAGAGATAAGTTCTTAATCTGGCCATCCAAGTTTCAAAACCATAATCAGAAAAATACATATCAGAATAAGGAACTATGTTTACTCGACGCGACTCAATTAAATCTTCTCTATCCCCAAAACAGTTTATTTTATAATGTCTTACTTTTACTCTCATACGTAATTATATTAAATTATTCTTTTATTGTCAAATTTTTATTTGCGCTCTTCTGAATGAAGTCTATAGGGTCTATAAACACACCGTCTTTTTTGACACCATAGTGCAGATGAAGTCCTGTGGATAATCCGCTGTTTCCAATAATTCCAATCACATCACCTTTTTTCACAACATACCCTTCGTGAACAAAAACCTTTGACAGGTGTGCGTAATGAGTTTCTATGAGATTAGCGTGTTCTATAACAAGCCATCTGCCAAAAATAGCATCCATAATATAATTATCTTTTACAATTCCATCAGCAGTAGCTAAAATTTCTTCTCCAACAACACTAACAATATCTATTCCAGTATGAGGTTGCATTTTTCCTGTGAACGGAGAGTATCTATCACCGAATGGAGAAGACACACGAATTTTATTAGAGTATTTCATTGGCCATATGTTAGGAGTTTCACTTACATAATTTTCTCTTTCGTTGAAATAGTTTTCAGTATTATTTAACAGGTCAGAAAAATTAGAGCTCATAGTAAGCATGTCTTCCATCTTCTTTAGGTTAAAAGCGTCGGCTTCTTCATTGTTAAATCCACCTACGAATAAATATGAATCTGTTATCTGAACTGTTTCCACAATTTCCTTAATGGTCTCTGAATAACTATTGAAGTTATCATCCATTTCTTCATTCAAGAAAGTTATAGTTGTATTTAATTCTAAAATAGTTTTGCTTAATTCAGCATTAGTATTATTTATGTTTATACAAAGCATACCAGCACAAAAAAGCAGAAAGGCTATTGCAGCAATTTGCAATATATCAGTAGAGATTTTTATTAGTGTATTCATTTATATTCCTTTAGATAATAATAACAAATTATTCTTTTATTGTCAATAGAACTTATATACTTCATAATTACCTTACCTTCGTGATTAGTAAAGATAATAATGAAAGATTAAAATGTAATAAGGATTTAATGATGATAAAAGAGACTTTCAGACGAATAGAATATAGCGATGAGAGTAAGTTTCTTAAGACTGGTGATAGAATTGAACTCAAGGAATATTCAGATGACCTTGTTTTTCTGGTCAACTTTAACGGAACATTTGATGCTCAGTATGCATCAGGAGATAATTCTCCTACACTTGTTGGAGCTCCAGTTATAGCTGATTTTGATTCTTTTGGTTTGTCTCAGCACGGAGACTTAAAAGGCAGTGTAACTTATGGTTATGAATCTTTTTCCGACCTTAAAAACAATGGAAAGATAAGCTTTAGATTAAGCTCAGGGTTTGACAATAACTATGGAGAACAGACATTTACAAATGAAGATCCAGATACTATATTAGCTACTGAGGATTATGGATTTAAACTATTTTTAGGTAATATAGAAATAGGAGATTTTTCAGTTTCTTTAGGCGTAGGGACTGTTAAGTCTGATGTGTATAATGCACTGTCTATAGCGATAACTGCATACGCAAGCGTTTTGTATGACGACGATGGCAAAATAAGAATGTCATCCAGAACTATTGCTCAAGAAATACACATAGAAGAACCAATTTCCGGTGAGTCTTTAATTACATTGATGGGTGGAGTTGAAGATCCAGTTATTCCAAACGCACCTTCTGAAGGCATAGACTTCTTTAATTTAATTCCTACTTCTGGAATGAATAATGCAATTATTTTAACTCATGATACTTCAAGTCATATCTTAATAAAAATGTATGATGAAAATGGAGTTTTAGTTGTAGATGAAGATGCTGGAATATGGTCTAATGAATCAATAAGATATTATGAAATGGAATTGACTTGGAATGAAAACATAGGTCAATTTTATATAGGTGGAAATCTACAGTTAGTATTTATGACCAGTGTTGTTAGGGATAACGTAGTAACAAATTTAACTATACAGGGAAATGATACAACTAATTATCACAAAATAGACGAAGTAATAATAGATAGTGCTTATGGGCATAGTAAGAATTATACACCAGCAGATCTTCCACTAACTCCATATAGTGCTGATAATCCATATGTAGATATTTTCTTTGGTAGTGGATTTAAAGAAAATGAAGTTACAGATTTAATTCTTAGCAATTCAGACGGTACAAACTTTACGGTAAAAATAGGTAATACTTGGTACTATTATTTCTCCGGAGCTTGGAGAACATCCGATAACACTTTCTCACAGTCAACATCTTCTGATGTTTTTGAAACTCAATTTTCAGAATTATTCTTTAATGAGAACTATGATTTAGATATTAGAATATATTTTCATACAGATGGTTATGAAACTGTTTGGATAGACGAATTATCCATCATAACAGAAGAAGGAAATTCGGCTGCAGCTTATATTACAGGAACAGTTGCTTTAACTGGAACAGTAGATTTATCAACAAATACATCAATTGAAATTACAACTGATGCTGGAAGTTTAGTAGTGGATTTAACTACAGCAGCAGTAGATTCTTCAGCAGTTACTCTTCAAGAAATTAAGCAGGCAATTAATGACGCTGGTGTTCCTGGCTTAGCCGCTGCAACAGATGATGGAAATGGTCATTTAATTCTTTTAAGTTTTAATACGGGAAATGAAGCATTAGTTGCAATAGATCATTCAGATACAGATTCAGCACTTGAAATAATTTGGGATAGTGAAGGTTCTACGGACTTAGGAGAAGATACAGAAGTAATTAGTGAATTTTCCGATTACTCTGAACTATATCGATTTGTAAGAGCTAAACTTGGTGCTCCATTAGTTCCTGTTGAATTAACAGATGAACAGTTAGATGATTGTATTTCTTCAGCAGTTTATCATTATAATAAATGGAGAAACTTTTCAGAGAATATTGAGTTTACAACATTAAATGGTTCAGCAGCATCGGGATATGAGATACCAGCAATAGTTGGTGGAGAAGAAAATATTACAGAGATTGTATTATCTCCAAGATATCCTACTGCATATTATAGTGGAAGAAGCGACTTGATGAAGAACATTTACATTCAAGCAATATATGATAGTTCAGGAATTATGGCAAACGCAGCTGATTATCACATTGCTTTAGTTGCATCTAAAGATTTAAGCATGATATTAAATACAGAAATTAGATGGGAATTTATGAATAAAAGAATTTTCTTATACCCTACTCCACCATCTTCTGTGAGAATTGGCATAAAATATAAATCAGCATTAACTCTTAGCGAAATAAGTAATAGTCAATCTATTAAAGATTTTACTTTAGCTGAAGCTAAGATAACACTTGGAACAATAAGAAGTACGTTTTCTAACCAAATTCCAGGCGGCGATGGAATGTTAACCCTAAATGGAAGCGAATTGAAGTCTGAAGGCACACAAGAAAAAGAAGCATTAAAGGCTAATTGGAAGTCAAGTACAAACGTGTACGAATTTATTATTGGCTGATGAATTACTATGTTTATGAATTAATAGACCCAAGAGCAGAAGAGCCTTTTTATATTGGAAAAGGTTCTTCTAAAAGAGCTGATTCTCATTTTTTTCCATCATCAAAGGGTGAAAATCCTTACAAAGACAATAAAATAAATAAATTATTAAAACTTGGATTTAACAGAAAGGATATAATAAAGTATTTATTTTGCAGTAGTGATGAAAATAAGGTATTGAAAATTGAAGAGTTTTTAATAGATAATAGTAGAGAAAGTTCGAATATTTATAATAGGATAATGTAAAGATACTTATATATACAAACAAGAGGAAAAAATGGAATCATTTAATGAATATGTAGAATTAAAAGAAGAAGAAGCTTATACTCAAGAAATGCTTAATGAAGATCCTTTAATTATTGCAGGAGCTGTTTTAGGTTATGCGGCCGCAGGATTATTAATTGGATGGGGCGGAGCGCTTCTCGTGACTGGATATACAAAACTTTTAGGCAAATTTGTAACTTCAATAAAAAGAACTTATAAGAGATTTTTCAAAAAAGATAAATCTCCTACTGAAATTACTAAGGCTCTTAAAGATTTGAAGACAGACACAAATGTTAGGATTCAACAGAATAAAATGAAGGACGAGTCAAGAAAATATGACGAAGACTTCAAGGAAGTATTTGCGGCAATACGCGATAAAGAAGCGATTGTAACTAAAGAAAAAGTTTTACAGTTAAAACTTGATCAGAAACTCATAAATAGAATGGTAGTACTTGAAACAACAAGAGCTTTTGGTGAACCACCATTACATTACGGAAACACTGGCAATAGCGCATATCTTTTTGTTAAAAAAGTTTTAGGAATAAAAGTTGCACAAGCTGCTTCGATGGTAGTTAAAAAAGCTTTTGAAAGTAAAGGTACTGAATTAGTAAAAGAACCAGAACCAAAAGTAACAGGAGATAAATAATATGGCTTTATTAGTGCCAAATGTTGGCGAAGCAGAAATGCTTAAAAGAATTTTAGGACAAACTACGACTGATGTTGTAGTTAAACTTTATAGTAATTCATACGTTCCATTAGAAACTTCTGTAGTAGGAGATTTCACAGAAAATGCAGAAGCAGGATATGCATCAGCAACTTTAACGGCCGCGAGTTGGACTATTGCTGGAGATCCTACTGAAGCAAGTTACGCAGAGCAAAGTTTTGTATTTGACGCAGCAGCATCTACGGCTAACGTTGAGGGTTATTTTATAACTAACGTTGCTGGAACAATAGTTTTATGGGCAGAGAAATTTTCTGATGGCCCTTATACAATACCAACTAGAGGTGGAACGGTATTTGTAATACCTAAAATACAGTTAGCTTAAATTTTTATAGGAGAAAATTATGACAGATAGAAAGAAAAAAGGAATTGGATTCCTTGTATCAGGGCTTGTTACAGCAGGAGTTGGAGCAGTTTTGATTAGTGTTGGTATAACACCAGATTGGGTTACTACTGGATTAGTAGTAATTGGTGCTATTGGAAACGCATTAGGATTTGCTTTTGTATTCCCTGATGTTGAAAAACAGATAGAAAAGTAATTTAATACAACTTGAACATAAGGTTGGACTCGATGTCCAACCTTTTTTTTGTACGTAAAGATAATATAAAGGATAAACGAATATGCCAAGTTATATAGGAAACGGAGAAATATTAATAAGTGGCTCAGCATCATATAAGAAGATAGAACCATATCTTTTAAGTTTTGCTTCGTTTTCAAAAAATAGAGAGTATGAAGCTGGACTTGATGAGAATAACAAATATCCAGAAGATTACGCAGAAAATTATTCAGATATATTTAATAGTTAAAGAGGAAGTAAATGCAACAATGGGTTGATTTTATGTCAAAATCCTATATAGATTCAGTTGGGCCTGAAGTTAAAGTTTTCAAGATGGATAAAACTGAAACACAGCTTGATGAATTATATGGTGAAAGCAGTCAGGGAAGAATTTATTTACCTCCATTTCCAATAAGAACAATTTATGATAGCAATAAGTGGGTTGGCTTTTTAGATGCTGGTGGATATCAAGAGCAAGAAGAAACTCTTACTATGATGATAAACTTTGGTAATATGGTAAAGAAGATCACTGATCTTAGAAAGAAACACGTAGCAGAATTATACATAAGTTATGCCGGAAAGGGAACTCCTTTTGTTGAGAAAGTAGATAGTGTACTTATATTATACGTTAATAATAAAGTTCATTTAACAATTGATTTAACTAATAATCTTTTTTCAACCATTAGAAAATTAGCAAGTAGAATAGATATGTATACTAATTGGTCTTGTAAGATAGAAGGTGAAAATGATTTAAGCGTAAATCTTATTGATTTTAATAAAACTTCATTTAATCAAAGAGAAACAATGATTTATACAATAGATCAAACATATAAAAATATAACCGATGTTATAGAAATGGGAGATACAATTCTTACAAGTAGATATAGATTATATGAAGTAACATCAGCCGCTCCTGCGGGTGATTTTGGATGGAATTATTCTTTATGGCAATTAGGCTTAGAATTAGCGTCGCCAGATAGATTTAACCTTCCAGGAAATTATATAGAACAAATGAGAGATAATCAACATGGTCTTACAAAGACAAAAACGGAGTAAAAGATGAAAAGCAAAGGATTAGGAAAATCATTAGATAGAAAATTAGAAAGTATGCTTAATGAAGCTTCTAAAGAAATCACTGGACTTTATACAATAGTAGTTAAAGATGGTAACACCGAAAGAAGATTTACATTTCAAAGCCATAAGATAGGTTCTTTAAGAAAAGAACTCGCTAAAAGATATGGTTCTAAAGTAGTAACTAAAATTTCAGCTGCTATAAAGAAAGCTGAAACAAAAGGAACATTGAAGAATTTTGCTACAGATGATTCAGTTGACTTTGAAATCAACGGTGAAAAAGTAAAATCTGTTTTCAAAGAAGGCGAACCTTTAGAAGAAGCTATGAAAGATGGTGGTGTACCTGATGGAACTGGCCCTCACGGAAGAGGCGATGGCCCAGGAAAAGGCAGAGCAGATGGTTCTGGAATGAGAGTTATGAGAAAATGCTCTAAAACTGGTAAAAATACTCTTGTTAAAAAATTTAATGATACTGATAAAGCTAAAGAATTTATTAAAACAAAAAATGCATCTGGAAAGAAGTATTTTATTGAAACAACGATTGAAATAAAAGATCCATCAGGTAAAAATGTTGAAGTAGATGGTAAAAAGTTTAAGGGAACTATAGGAGATTTAAAGTCTAATCCTAAATACAAAAACTTATTAGCTACTGTAATTAAAAAGTATGGTTCTCTCAAGTCATTTGGTGGAGACGATGCAAAAGTAGATATATCCAGAAGTGCTGATGGAATGATAAAAGTAAATAAAGATGCATAATGAACAAAGTAGAAATACTTAAAACTTATGAAAAAGCTATAACTGGCAGGCTTGATAAGTTTCTATCTAAAATAGAAAAAAATGAGTCTGTCAAATCAGCTTCACTAAAAAATAATAAAGTACATATAGAATTTGCAGAACCAGTAGACATAGAAGGTCAAAATGTTTTGAATGTATTTATATACGGTGGAGCAATAAAGAAATCGGATAGTAAAGATAACATAGACGAGCAATACTTTCAGATACCAGCAATTGGAGATTTTTAATGCCTAACTTAGTAGAACATTTTTTATTTAAGCAACAATCAATTGCTGTTAAAGCATTTTTAAAAGCTAAACTTTGGCTGAGTAGATATCCTGCTGATATGAATGTTGATGTTTTTTATGCTACTCCTGAAAGAGCTTTTTCAAAGTTAATTGCACCAATTATAAATGGTGGAAATTTATATCCTACGATTTCGGTAGTATTACAGAGTATGGAAATGGCTGCTGGGCAAACTCCCGGAGGATTTTTCAAGAAGTATGCACAGTCAAAGTCAGATCCTAATGTTTTTGAAGAATATAAACATCCATTAGTATATGAATTAACTTATAGAGCAACAGTTTGGTCTGCTCTACAAACAGATATGGATGTTTTATTATACCAAGCAATGACCTCTGCACCACAAAATAATAAATTTGCTACGGTAGTTGATGGTCAGTGGATGGAAATAGAAGTAAAAACCCCACAGTCAGAAAGTGTTTTAGATCCAGGTGAAGCTAGAGATGTATCGTTCCGATACGGATTTGACCTCATGGTTCCAAGAGCATATCTTCCTCTTAATCATGAAGAGTACTATGGACGGATATTATCTACTGAAGAAGTGTATGATATTATCTAAAGGAGTTTTTAAGTGTCCTATAAGATATTTAACAAAACATACCAACCAATCAAACTGGTTGGTTGTATTGTATTAAAGAGAAACTTTATTATAATAGATAAATTAACATCTCAAGTAAAAAGATTAGAAAGAAAAGGGTTGTTATTTATTAAAAAAATGAAGTAGTAAAGGTAAGTTTATAGATAATTTTATGGAGGAAATAAAATGGCTAAATCACCTAGTATTACAATATTAGAGAAAAATATGTCTGCTTATACAGTAACGTCTTCCGATACAGTGCTTGCGATAGTTGGATATGCTACCAAAGGCCCAATCGGAACGCCTACTTTAGTGACATCACGAACTGATTTTAACACGAAATTTGGAACCAGCGTAATCGGTTCACCTTATGCCGCATTAGCAGCGTATAGAGCATTTAATCAGGGAAATCAAGTAATTTTTGATAGAGTTGCAACAGAAACCGGAGATTATGCAGCATCAGCAGCAGAAGTTGTTGTTTCAACAGACGCAGTTACAGTTTCAGCAGGAACGATGGGAATCGATCTTGGAGCAGATCCAATGGCTGGATTGACAGCAGCAGAAACTTATGGTCTTGTGATTACAATTGACGGTGGAACAGAACAAGAAGTTTCAATAACCGCAGATGGCTCAGAAGGAGATACTGTTGCATCAGTAAAAACAGAAATTGATACTGCTCTTGCAGCAGAAGGAACTGAAGCAACGGCAGCACTTGTTGGAAATATAATTACAATTACTTCTGGAACTACAGGAATTTTAAGTAAAGTTTTAATTGCAACAGGTTCAGAAGCAACAAATGATTTAATCGGTTCTGGAACAGAGCCAATAGTTGTAGTAGCAGCAGTAGACGGAGTTGCAGCAGCAGACGGAGATTTTGTTCAATTCGCAGCTTTAGAAAAAGGTTCTTCAACAAACCTTCTCTCTGTTGTTAAATCAACGAGAACAAATCCTGTTACAGATACTGATATTTATAAGATCGAAGTTTTATATGACGATGAAGTTGTAGAAACTTTTGATGATGTAAGTTTTACAATAGCTAATGCTACATATTTCAAAACAGTTATAAATCAGGATTCCGATAATGGTGGATCAGAATATATAGAAATAGATGTTCTCGACGGTGCTGTAGATGCATTAACTACTGTTTTAGATGACGGAACTTATGAATTAGGAGAAGGAACAACAGCATATACAGCATTAGATGCACTTTCTGCTTATGATTATGTTCTTGGACTTGATGGATTTGATTCTGAAGCAATTGCTTTGGCAAATGAAGGACTTTTCACGGCAGAACTTACAACAGCATCTGGACTTGCAAATGGTGAAGCTTTTGATTATCATATTCTTATTACACCTGATATGCCAGAAGTAACAGTTCAAGACGCAGCTTTAACGTTAGCTGAATATAGAGAAGATTTTATATATATAGTAGATCCTCCTTTTGGATATACTTATGACGAAGTTGTAGACTGGCATAATGGAAAACATGGTGACAGAACTTCAGCAATAAATACTTCTTATGGTGCTATGTATTGGAGTTGGTTAAAAGATTTTAATTCAGATACAAGTGAATATGTTTGGTGTCCACCATCTGTATTTGTAGCTGAAAAATTCATGGAAGTTGATAGACTTTATGGCCCTTGGGCAGCACCAGCAGGTGACTTAAGAGGAAAAATTACAGCCGCTGATTATGAATCTTCACCATCTTTCGCAGAAAGAGAATTAATGTATGGTGACTTTAATGCTGTTAACCCAATCGTTAACTTTGTATCTAAAGGTCTTGAGATTTACGGACAGAAAACTCTTCTTAGAGATACTTCTTCTCTTAATAGATTGAGTGTTAGAAGAATGATTATTTTCGCAAAGAAATTAATTAAAAAGGCTCTTGAGGCTATAATCTTCGAACCTCATAATCCTGAGTCTTGGAGAAAAGCAACTAATTCGGTTACAGCAATTCTTGAACCAATTAGACAAGCTGGTGGTATCGACAAGTACAGTGTAATTATTGACAGTTCTGTTAATACAGCAGACGTAATCGCACAGAATATAATGAAAGGTACTATCAAGATTATTCCTATGAATACTATTGAAATTGTAGAAATTACAATGCAAGTACATAAATCTGGAGCTTCATTAAGCGAATAAACTTAATGGAATAGCAATAAAAAAGACACTCAATTGAGTGTCTTTTTTTATATTAAAATTGTATTAAAATGTTTTTGGGTTATCTGTCTCAACTATATCAACAGAAAAACCTGCTTTTACATCCGCGCCTTCTGCTGGGTCAACAGAAAAACCCGCTTTTTCATCTGCACCTTTTGCTGGTTCAACAGCAATTTCTGCTTTTTCATCTGTGCCTTCTGTTGGTTCAACAGCAATTCCTGCTTTTTCGTCTGTGCCTTCTGTTGGTTCAACAGCAATTCCTGCTTTTTCGTCTGTACCTTCTATTGGTTCAATAGCAATTCCTGCTTTTATATCTGTGCCTTCTGTTGGTTCAACAGCAATTCCTGCTTTTATATCTGTACCTTCTGTTGGTTCAATAACAGTTCCTGCTTTTGCGTCTGTACCATCTACAAGATCTATAGTTACTTGTTCATCAGCCATTGTTTATCTCCTCTTCTGAATAAAATTCTTCTTCATCTATAGTTACCTTTTCATTTAGTAAAAAGAAGTAAATATTTTTACAGGATTCTCTGCTTGCTGCAGCTTCTTCAAGTATGATGTGAAACATATCGTCTATAATGCCATCGCTTAAGACTTTTCCAAAATCCTCTTCTGGAAAAAAGTCATTACATAATTTCAAAATGTTTTTACCAGATGTTTCCGAAAGACTGTTTTCTATTGTATCAATTACTTCTGTTAATTCCAATTCTTTTTCCTATTCTTTATACCACTCGCCGGCCTTAAATATAATTACTATTACAACAGCAGTTACTCCAACAGCTACATGTGGATACAATCCGCACAAAAGAATAACAACTCCTGCAAAAACAAGCCCAGCTATTAACTTACCCATAAATATTCATATCCTTTTTTATTTTTAGACAAAAAAAGTGTAGCGAATAAATGATTGTTCTCAAGTTTGAAGGGGGATAAACAAACTAAGGAAAATGAACAATCACAGCTACACTGTAAATTATTATTGTTATTACTGTTATCTTTACTTTACTGGAACTTTTGGTTTAACTTCATATTTATTTTTAGCCCAAGCTTCAATCTGTTCCATGTCTTCCATTAATTGTTTAATGTCATCATTACGAACAGTAACTGTCCAGTTATAACCTTTTGTGTTTTTGGTTACTTCAAGCTTATATGTTTTAGGAAGTTCTACTTCATTTTCTCCACCAGTTTCTACTTTATCCATATATTTCTCCTTAGTTAATTATACTAAATTATTCTTTTATTGTCAATGTTATGCAAGCAAGTTAATTATAACTCCAGTAGGAATTACTACTTTAGATTTAATTCCGTTTTTACTATAAGAGATAGGTAATAGATTAAATCCTTTTTTTACATTCTCTTCTATTCCTTTTTCTATAACTAAAGGCTTTATTAATCTATCTTGGTAATAATATTTAGAGTAATTGTTTATCTTCATTACTTTCTTTCTCCAAATCGTCAAGAACTTTCTTTCTCCAAATCGTCAAGATACTTATTGCTTTTAGGATCTTTAACGAGCATGGCATTGATTGTTCCTATGTCTTTTGACAATCCTTTGAAATAAATAAAGTCCATATCATCAGTCCCTCTTGCATCAGTCATAGAAAATTTCTTTCCCATAACCATAATATCTTTTCCTATATACGTTTTATAAAAGTCAATTCTCTTCTGGTTTTTCAATTTCTTTTACCGTCTTAATACTTGTTACTTCCGCTTGATCCATATATCTAATTTCCTGACCATGCTTTTCCATATATGTTTTACTTAACTTTTCATACGCTCTTAAGTTTCTTTCGAATGAATTTTCAACCATTTCACTAGTTGTTTCTGACGTGATAATCTGTCGAAAAGCAATAATCTCATCAGCAATAATTTCAATAATATCATGATAATCATCTTCAAGAATTGTATATTCAAATGAAGATTTGGAGTATACTTTCCTTAAGTTATTTATTACAGTATCAATAACTTCTGCTATGGTTTTTTCTCTAACATCTTCTCCGCTAGAGTTTTCCTCTTCGCTATTGGCTTCTCTACTTTTATTGTCTTCGAAGACGAGCTCCTTGAAGGCTTCGACTTTGGTTTCGTTACTGATTTCTTCGTTGCTTTTCTTTTCGGTTTGCACTCTATTTCTCCCTCTTTCCAAGCTATCTCTGTAGCTTTGGTTAATATCCCTAATTTTTTTTCACTTTCTAAGTCTTCTTTAGACCATTTTTCTTTGTGTATGACACCACTTTTTAAGTGATGAATAGTATCATAATAACCATCAGTTCTTAATTTTACTTCTACAAAACTTTCTGGATTTTTGCATCTTCCTTTACATCTATAAAGTTCCATTAATATAAGTTTCTCAACCCTCCATCTTCATGTCCTATAAAATCTCGCTTCTTTGCTCTAATAACTATTTTAGAAAAAGTAGCCTTTACTTCTTCAACATCTGAATCATAAACTTCTAATTTAATTTGAGTTTTTATGCTTATATCTGATGCAAGATGTATAACTCTAACTCCTTTACCCATAAGGTCTGAAATAGAAATTATGGAATAGCCTAAGCTTCCAACTTCATACTCTACTCTTTTTAGAAATATTGGAACTGTTTCGTAGCCTTTAATTGTGAAAAATTTTAATGTTGTTGACATACTACCTACCTTTTTTAGCGCAATAAAAAAGGAGTATTAAACTCCCTTATAATTAATTATACTAAATTATTCTTTTACTGTCAAGATTATCTTTACTATTCCGTCTGTTGTTTGGTAAATGGTTTGTTACTTGAGTGTTTTCTATTTCTTTGTAATGAAGAAGCTCTTTCAATGCCTTTTTCGATAGCATTTTCCATTGCTATAAATTCCCCTTTATAAGTAAAACCTCCAATAGCTCCAACTACTATAAATGAATTAACCAACATTGTTTTATCAACAGGATCAAAATTCCAATCATAAACCTGTTTAATGTTGTTATCAGTTCCCCTTTCTATCCACAAAGTTTCATAAAACCTTGAAATACCATCTACTCTTTCCAATGTGCTTTTAAGAGGCCCTCCTGGCTTTCGTAAACCATTACAAATTGAGCATACCCCACAGTCACAATCGTAACTATCTTTCATTACTTTTCCTTATTTTCATATCGGGCCATGTAGGAATTGAACCCACATCAAAAGGGTTGGAATCTCTTATGCTACCGTTACACCAATGACCCATATTTTTATACTTTTTTTTCTTTTTTCCCTTTATAAAAAACTATTAAAGCGTGTGATACAAACCCTAAAGTTACCGACAATGTAATTATAATTAGTAATAATCCAAACGGCATTTTATTCTCCTTCTCGACCTTCGTGCGAAACAACTAATAAAGCACATGCCATAAATCCTACAGCTCCACTTAATCCCATTAAACAGAAAGCTAACCACAATGCCATAAATACTCCTTATAAAATATACCAAAGAAGGGAATCGAACCCTTAAACCTTTCGATACTAGTTCTTAAAACTAGCGCGTTTACCGTTTCGCCACTCTGGCTTGAAAATTACCAATGAAGGGATTCGAACCCATACACCTCTCGGCACTAGTTTCTAAAACTAGCATGTCTACCGTTCCAACACATTGGCATGAAGAAGATTTAATCCCTGTTTTTGCTTCGAATAACCAGAGCTACACGCATTGCTTGACTAGCAGCTTGACGTATAATTTCATCACAAAATTATACCGCTTTAGTCCAAGGTGGATGCTTTCAGACCTTTACCAACTATCTTCTGAATAAATTTTACGTTAGTTTAGGGAGCTACAAAAAAATATTCATAAACGATCACTCCAATTTTATATACGGATGGTGGGAATCGAACCCACGATGTTTACCTCTCGGGTATGAGGTTTTAAGCCTCATGCGTTTTAACCAGCTTCGCCACATCCGCAAATCTTAACCTACCACTCAGCCATACATAATTATACTAAATTATTCTTTTATTGTCAAACTTAATCTGATGGCATAAAATTTTATGCCATCAGATTAAACTCTTATCTTGAATTTCTACCTCTTCCGGTTCCTGCATTTCCTTTTCCAGGACGTCCTGGACGTGCTGCAGGTTTTCGTGTAGGTCTTGCTGTTCTATTTGGAGGACAGTTTCCTGCGCCTCTACCCGTTCTTGGGCCCTGATTGTTAGGGCCAGTTCCATCTTTGTTTGCCATAATTTTTCTCC